CTTGTGGAGTAATACTCAAGAGGTCGAAGAGGCGCCCCTGCTAAGGGCGTAGGGTGGGAAACCGCCGCGAGAGTTCAAATCTCTCTTACTCCGCCAAATCAGCCGATGTTTAACGATAACACGTTGAATATCGGCTGATTCTTTTTATATTTTCTGCCCTTTTTGGTTCGTAAATATTCGTAAAAACCCGCTCAAAAACACCAGACACCGTGCGCACTGTGTACGCCACTGTGTACATTACTGTGTACTCTACTGTGTACAAGCCGCCAACCGTAATCAAAGACGCCCCAACGTTCATTTTCCCTTGCATTGCATCTTGCACACCATGTCGCACACTCTCGCACGCCGTGCGAATAATCCATGCAAAGCTTACACGCCGTGCAACCATTTTCGTGCCCTCACGAAAATGGTTCCGTTCCAGCTCGTTCCAAGTTATCCCCAAGTTTCCCCCAACAAAATACCAAAAGCCCCGGCAGGCCGCACGGTTCCTCACCGTACCACCCGCCGGGGCTTTCTCATTGCGTATTACTGCTTGCTCTCATGCTCCACAGCGCACTTGATGATCTCGCTCAACAGGTCCGCCCGGCTCTCGCCGTCCTTCACCGTCAAGCCCATCTGGCACGCCAGCTCCACAAGCTCGTCATAGTCCATTTCTTCCAGCGCAGTCTTTCCGCTCTTGCTGTTGATCGTCAGTGCCGCATTGATAACCGTCTCCGCGCCGTCTTTCTCCACGGCAGCCTTGCCAGCCGCCAGCAGCTTTACCAGCTTTTCCGGCACATTCGCACCCATAGCCGCCGCATTTTCCACAATAGAGCCAAGCTCTGTAAAAATGTACCACACCAGCACCACCGGCATGATCAGCGCCTTATAGTCAATGCCGATGCCCGGGATGCTCTCAACCGCCATCCGCACCGCCATGTCTGTAAGTGCCGCCACCAGCACGACCAGAATCATGCCGCCCTTGTGATAGATGCCCTCACGCGCCACGGCGCTGCTCCACTCGCCGTCCTTGCAGGCAGCAGCGGTGCCGCTGATGTAGTCCACGGCCATGCAGGCCACCCAGACCAGCGCAAGGCAGCCCACCACGCCAAATGCAGCCGAGTACATCCCGGCCACCGCCGCGATAGCACCCTTGATAACCAAAAAAATGTTGTCGTTGTTTTCCATGTCGTTTTCCTCCCCGCCTTGTTCAGCGGCCATCGTCAGAATGGTTTCTTCATATTTGTGTTACTGCACATACTTGGCGTGGTAGTAGCGGTCATTGTCCAGCCCGTACTTCTGCGCCAGCTTGTAGAACTCCATAGCCGCCGCGTTCGGCAGCTCCACCGGGTCAATGCTGATGATCTGCTTCGTGGGCACGGCAGGTTCGGCAGGCACAACCGGCGTATTCGTGGCATCGTACTGCGTCAGGTTGAACTTATCCACCACTTTCAGCAGGTTTTCCGTGTAGGTCGGGCTTGTCGCCCAGCCGTCCTCCCGGATGTACTTGCAGGCCGTGGCAATGTCGGTGCATCCCACAAGGTTCTTGTACCGCTCCATGCCCGTCAGCTTCGCAATGTAGTCCTCCACGCAAGCCACCATCGTGTCATACTTTCGGAACGGTGCCGTAATGGTGATGTACTTGCTCCCGTCCCACTCCTTCGTTGCCTTGCTGTACACAGCGCCTTTCCAGCCGGACCCCTGCTTGATACCAAACAGGTTGTTTGCCTGTACGGCCAGTTCGCTTGTGCCGTAGGCGCTCTCCAAACATGCCTGCGCAATGCACAGGCTCGGCAGCAGCTTTGCCGCCTGGCAACGCGTCTGGCACTTCTCGACCATGATCTTCACAAACTGCTCCTGCGCCGTCTGCCCGCCGCTTGTCTGCTCACCGGCCAGCCGCGCCGTCACCGTCTTTGCGATCTCCGCAAACTTCGATTTCAGGTACGGCCCGGGGCAGGCGGTAGCGGCGTAAAAGCAGTGCATTGTCAGGCTGCCGTTTTTGTCGCCGGTGTATTCCAGCTTTGCCATGCCGTTGCGGCGGCAAATGTCGGTACACAGATCCAGCAGCGCGGCCATGCTCTTATCGCTTACATGCCAGTTCGGCGCACCGCCGTCGTTCGCAACCTCAATGGTCACGGCGCGGTGGTCGTTCCACGGGCTGGACGAACACCAGCTGCGGTTTGCTTCGTCGCAGAACAGCCCGATGTTGCCGTCCTTGTCAATGGCATAGTTGGCGCTCATCTGGCGGCTCGGCCTTGCCACCAACGCGCCAAACTGCAGCAGCGTCAGGCTTCCCGCCATGTGGTGGATCGTGATCTTGCTGATCTTCTGGTTGCGCGGTGCGTTGCAGTTGGGGGATAACTGCGTATAGCTTACCAGTGCGCTGTTACTCATCGTCGTCACCGCCCTTTCCGTCGCAAAGTTCCTGCTCCATTTCCTCGGTCAGTTCCATGCTTTCGTTTTCGTTCATTCCGTTCAACTCCTTTCGTCAAATGTCAAAAATGTCCCCGCACAGCTCCCGGCTCATGCCGTCCGCCTGCGCGGTCTGTTCCTCCGTAGGATCATAGCCGCCCAGCTGGTGGATCACATCATGCTGCACGCGGATGATCTCGCTTTGCAGCTCCACCACCGCGCACAGCTTTTCGATCACTGTCGCCTCGGCCATAAGGCAGTTGTCCATATTCTTCACCTACGATGTTTCGTGTTATCTCGTTAAGCCGCCAGCGCAGCGCACCGCTGTTCGTGTGGTCCATCATGCCGCGTATGCTTGCCACCCGCCGTTCATACTCCTGCCGGGTAATAACGCCGTCGCGCACATCCTCGCTGATCTTGCGCACCTCGCGCTTCATCCGCCGCGCCGTGCTCTTGCGCAGTACCGCGTGCGTTGCCCAAACCCGTTGCCCCACAAACTCAATGCCCATGCTCACGGGCCGTATGCAGGTCTTGGCGTTCAGGTCCAAATGCAGCACCGCTCCCAGGTACGCCGCTATGGCATCCCGGCATTGCTGTAGCTGTTCCTTGTCAGGCCCCAGCACCAGTATGTCGTCCATGTAGCGGATGTAGCAGTGTATTTTCAACACATGCTTGCAATACTGGTCAAGCTCGTTCAGCACAATGTTCGCAAACATCTGGCTCAGCAGGTTTCCTATCGGCATCCCCACGTTGTACAGCCAGCTTTCAAACGCCACGTCCTCCGGCTTCTTGCCCGGTGGCAGTCCAAACGGCTCGTTCGGGTTGTTGATCACCCGTTCCAGCAGGGTCATAACATCCGGGTCCGTGATCCGCCTGCCCAGTATTTCCAGCAGCACCGCATGATCTACGCGGTAAAAATACTTGCTTATATCCAGTTTCAGGTAGTACCAATCCGGGTATATGCTCCTGTCCACCTGCCGCAGCCAGTATTGCAGCCGCCCAACAGCCTTGTGGCTCCCTTTGCCTACGCGGCAAGTGTAGCTGTCTGCAATAAACGTGCGGTCAAAATACGGGTTCAGCAGTTGGTATACGCTCCACTGTACAATGCGGTCACGGTATGGCAGCGCCATCACAAGCCGTTTCTTCGGCACCTGCACCCACAAATGCCGGTAGCCGCCCGTGCGGTAGGTCCCCGCCCTCACATCCTGCTGTATGTCCAGCAGGTTGCCGTCAAGATTCTGGTGGAAATACCGCACTTCCTCGCGGTATCTCTTTCCCTTGCGTGCGTTGCGGTTCGCCCGTTCCAGCCATGCAAAGTCCGTCATAACAGCAAAGGCACCCGGCCCAATGACCGTGTGCCCATCTTCTGCCCGTGCCAGCGCTACCGGCTCTCCGAGCTTTTTACTCATAAATTTTTACTTCTCGCTCCGCCGGGTGTCGCATTTCTGCTTCCCCGGCAATTCACATTTTTTCCCGGCTCGCCACCGGGAACGGAAATGCGCTCCTTTAAGTTCACACACCGACTGCCGCTCGTAAGCAGCAGCCCTCATATCCGGCGCGAACATCCGCCACCATGCGTGTGTATTGATCGTAAAGCGCAGCGCCCGCCGTTGTTGTCCCAAGTGTTGGACCGCGGGTTATTGAGGTTCAAGTTGAACACGCCCGCATTGCCGCCATTGTTCCAGTTGCCGCCGCGATTCGGGCACCGCCGTAAAATAGCACATTCCCGGTTTATGAAAAACGTCCGTCTACTGTTTCAGCGTCTTTAGGTAGCCGCCCAGCAGCCGTCCGATTTCATCGTTCATTTTCGCCCACACTTCCCGCTGGTGCATGGTAAGGGGCGGTTGCATTTTATCACCGTAGAAATCCTTATCACTTGCCATCACTACCAGCTCGCGCAGCCAGGCCAGCTCAACGTCCAGCGTTTGTGTGGTCGTTTTCTTGTAGCACTTCTTGTCTAACTCAACCGTCATTCTGTACATGCTGATCATGGTGCGGCGCATTTCATCGGCAAGCTCTTTGCTTTTCCGTGGGAATGTCATTGTCAGCTTATATCCATAATGCAGCATTTCTTTGGTTTTCTCTCGCAGCCAAAACGGTTGATATTGTGCTTCACCAGCCGTCCTCTGGGGCGGCACCTCGGCATTTCTCGGCACAGTCAACACCTCCCAAAAAATTCGGCGCGGCTCAAAGCCGCGCGGGGTTTGTGTCTGCGCTATCGCGCAGACCCCAGCACATCAGGGTCCAGCTTACTGCTTTACAAAAGCGCAGCGCCCGCCGCGGTTGACCCAAGTGCTGGACCGCGGGTTATTGAGGCTCAAGCTGAACACGCCCGCAGAGCCGCCATCGTCCCAGTCGCCGCCGCGAACCGGGCACCGCTCATCCGCGCCGTTGTTGAAGTAGAAGTAGTCACCTCCGTAGGTTGCATCAATGCCGGTGCCCGTCAGCGCGGTGTCCGGCATCAGCGCAAGGCTCATAAGCAGCAGCTTTGCGGCATCGCCCACGGTGGAATCTGCGCTCACATCCTTGAATCCGCAGCCGACGCCCTTGTCCTCGCGGTTGGTCATATTGGCGCTCCACACGCCCTTGCTGCCGATGTAGTCCAGCTTCACGCTGCCCTCGGTAGTTCCGTTCCCGTCCGGGGTGATCAGGGTGCCGTCGGCGGCGTTGATGGCCTTCCATGCGGTAGAGCTTGCGCTCGAATCGCAAGAGCTGTCGGCGGCGTTGTTGTCCGCAATGATCTGCAACTCGCCCTTGACCAGACGCAGGCCAAGCACCCATTCCCACACGTTGCCGTTCATGTCAAAGATGCCGTCCATCTGTCCGTTGTGGCTCCAAGTGACCGGGCCGGTTCCGGTCAGCACGCGGGCGGTCTTGTTGTTATCCTGCACGCCCGGTGCCGGGATAGCAATATACCCACTCTCGTTGGTGTCCTTGCCGTAGTTGTTGTTGCCCTTCGGCTCGCAGCCGTTCTTGTGGCACCACAGCGCCACAGCGGCCCACTCGGCGTTGGTCGTCTCATGCCATCCCGCGCCCTTGGCGGCGGCCTGCTGGCGGAACTGGTCGTAGTTCTGGCTTGTGCTTGGGTCCTGCGCGGGCAGGCTGTAAGCGCGGCCATTGTAGTGCTTCGTCTGGTACTTGCCCATGTAGAAGCCCGCGATCTCCTTGCCGTTCATGCGGAACGCCGGGTGTACGCTCGTGTCGCTGGTACTAAGCACGTCGCAAAGGCGGAACGCCGGGATGTACACCATGATGGACGGCTCGTCCTTGTCGTCCATCAGCACATCATTCGTGGGGAACACGGCCTGCACGGCCATGCGCATTGCATCAAAGTTGTTAGCCATTTCTCATTCCTCCTTAAAACTTGCCGTCCAGCTGGTTGATGTAAATGCCGTCAATGGCAAACAGGTCAAGCTCGACCTTGCTCATGTCCAGCGGCAGGCGGCGTGTCACGGTCTTTTTCTGCGTCTCGCCCTGCGCAGCGGCCTCGGCATCCTGCGTCTCCCCGGTCACGCCAGCTTCCTCGGCTGCGTCCTGCTCATCCGCCGGGGTGGTGTCTGCCGCGGCGGTCTCCTCGTCCTCAACCTCCACGGTTTCGGTCTCGTAGGCAGGCAAACGAACCTCCGCCACATAGGCACGCAGGCTGTCAAAAGCGTTCATCAGCAAGTTGCCCTCGCCGTCCGTCATAAAGTCCAGCGTAACAGGGTAGTCCTTCTGGTACTTCTGCAAGTCCAGCGCAATGCGTCCGCCGTCCAGCGTCAGCACGGTTTTCTTCACAGCGTAGGCGATCTTCTTGCCCTCGTTCAGTTCGGTAACTTTCATCACTTCATACCTCCCGTAATTTTCAAAGTCAGCACCACGGTCTTGGCGCTGCCGTCGTGGCGTACCTTAAAGCTGTTCGTGCCCTTGCCGCTCACGGTAATGTCGCCCAGCCGTCCGCCTGCAACGCTCTTAACATACACATCCACCGTGTAGTTGGTGTTCTTGCGTACCGTCGTCAGGATCACGTTCTTGTCATCGTTGCAAAACGGCCACGGGTTGCTGTTGGCGGTCAGGGTCACTTCCTTCACCTCTGCCGCTGTCTCGCTTTCCAGCGCCGTCAACCGTCCGTCCTGCGCCGTGTCCTTTGCCTTGATTCCGGCAATGTCGGTGGTGTGGGTGCCGCTGGTGCCCTCAATGGCGGCAAGCCGGCGCTCGATCCACCGCGCAAAGATCATTACGATCTTGTGCGCAAGGTTCGCGTCCTCAATTCCCACCTCCATTTTGTTGAAGTGTGCCTGGTCCAGCGGCGTGCCCTCCTGGATCACCTCGCCGCTCTGGTCCTCTACATGGTCCAGCCAGAATGTGCGTTCATACATAGTCGTTCACCTCTCTTTCATCTCGTTGCCGCGCTGGCTTCCGTCAGCGGGAACACAAACCGCAAAAGCGCCGCGTTCACGCTCGTCCGTTTCACGCTCACGGCCTGCTGCCCTGCCAGCTTGTCGTTGTTGTCGTATACCCGCACGCCGGTAATGGTGTCCGCCGCGCCGGAACTCGGCACGCTCACAAATACCACCACCGCGTTGCCGGCCACGGCCTTGCTGTTGATCTCGCCGTCATGCCAGCCGCCGCCGTTGATCTGGTACTGGAACCGCCGCACGCTGCGCAGCAGGTCAGCCCGTCTCGCATTCAGGAAATCCTCGGTAAAAAATGCCATTCTCTTGCCCCTCCTTTCCCGTCACGATTTTTTCACCACGGTATGCCCGCAGCGCCGTTGGCCGCTTCGTACCGGGGTAACTTTGTAAGCGCCCACTTCCGGGGCGATCTCTGTGCCGCTCTGTCCGGCATAGCCAATCGTTGCAATGCGCGGCACCGTGCCGCTCCTGTCTCCCGCACCCGCCTCCGGGTTTGCGGCAAGGTAAGCACCCGCCGCAGGCTCCACGGCCAGCGCGGCACCTTCTGTGCGGCCCAGCGTGGCAGGGTAGGGCAGTGTACCGCAAAGCGGTATCTCCGCCGCAAAGGCGTCCGCTGCCGGTGTCAGCACCAGCCCTGCGCCCTCGGTTCTGCCCAGCGTGGCGCGGTGCGGCCATGTGCCGCAGCGGATCATCCCGCACCGCGGCACATCGTATTTGTACGCTTCGTATACCGCTCCAATTTGTATACCGTGGCGGACCATAAAGCTGATGCTGTCCAAGTGGGCGCTCTCCCGCTTGTACAGCATCACATTGTTTTCTATCACTTCCACCTGCGCGGTAACGGTTGGGTCTGTCACATTGCACACCACGCGGAATCGCCCCGGCTCTCCGCCGTAGTCAAACCACTCCTCAATGCCGCTGTCCGGCCATACGTCGCTAAGTGCCTTTTTGGCGCTCCATGCTGTACCCATGTACCGGCGCACCGCCATGCAGCTGCGGATAATGCTGCGCTTGATCTCTACCGGGTAGGTGGTATCGTACCAGTCCACTTTCCAGCTCACGGCCAGTGCATCCAGCACCATTTCCGGGCATGTGTCCAGCGCGGTGTATATCTGGCTGTCCTGCGCGTATTCCAGCAGCAGTCCGCGCATCCGCCACTCGGCGTAGGCCAGCGCCTGCGCCCACGGCTGCGCCGCCAGCGTTGCCGGTATCGCGTCCGTCAGCTTCGCTTGCCGCAGACTAATCATCTTCCAGCCCTCCGTAGTTCACGGTTTCGCTGTCGCACCGTGCAATGGCTGCCGTGCTCACCACGGTATCCGCCGGGGCTTTCAGTTTCACCCTCTTGGCCCCAGCGCCGCGCACAGCTGCGATCAGCTCCGTCGGGTTAATATCCCGGCCAAGTTTGCGCTGCCATGCCTTGTAGCTTGCCACTGCGGCGCTCACGGCTTCCTGTATGGCGGCCACGTTGTTGCGGTCACTGCTGGCAATGTAGTATGTCAGGTCAATGCCGTACCCGATCTCCGCCGGGGCCTTGCACACCACCTTGTCGGTCAGCGGGCGCTTTACTTTGTCCTCATCGGCAAAGTATGCCTGCATCTCTTTCAGCTCGGTGCCAGTCGGCAGTCTGCCGTCATCGCCCAGCAAAAAGTAAATGTCCACCTCGCACGGCTCCGGGCTGTCGATCTTCACATCCGCCACGTCGTTGCGCCACGCCTTGGCGTAGTACACATAAGCGTCCGCAGGCCCCGCGCAGCTGAACACAGAAGGTGCCAAAAACACCCGCTCGCTCAACGCATCGTCGTCCTCCGTGTCGGTTCCGCCGTGGCTGGCTTCAATGTTCGTCACGCTCTCCATGTAGGGGATCGGGTCAACCAGCGTGTTGATCGCGCCGGCTTCGATCCCGTTGCTCTCGGCTCCCGCCTCCTGCGCCTGCGCCAGCACATCCGCTGTCAGCTCTCCGGCCTTCACCTCGGCATAGTCCAGCGTATTAAAGTACAGGCTGTTTTCGGTGCGCACCCGCGTTCCGGCTGGTATGCCCACAGCGTTGTTCCTCGTGTCCGCCAGCGTAAACCGCAGCGTCACCGTTGCTCTGTCGGCAGGCTTGCGCGTAACGCCCAGGTTCGCCGCCAGCTGGTCCAGATAGTTGCCATAGCTCGTTGCCAGCAGCTCACCGTTGCCCTTGTCCTGTATGTACTGCAATGTCTGCCCGCCCAGCATGGCAATGGCATATTGCAGCAGCTTTTCCGGCGCGGCGTCCCCCAGCACCGGGGCTGTGCCGGTCAGCTCCTTGTACTTCTCGTTGTACCAGTCGCTTACCATCTGCTTTACTTCGTCCAGCGTCAGGTATCCGATAAAGCTCACTTCCGGCGCGTTCGCCAGTTCTGCGATCTTAGACAATTTCTACCACCACCTTCGGTATCAAGATTCCCTCGGCTAAATTGCTTTCGTTCCAGTCCACCCGCAGTACCCGTGCCCTCGGCTCATACCGCGCTGTTTTCGCCACAAACTCGGCAGCCATCAACGCTTTGGCACTGCTCATGGGCAGGCCCAGCGGTTCCCGGTCTATGCCAAAGTCCCGGTCAAGTGCCTGCTCTCCCGGGTGTGCGCTGTACAGCATCTTCAAGCACCGCTGCACATCGGCGGCGGTGCTGTCGTCGGCCCGGCCCGCCTGCAAAATGATCTCTGTGTTTTCGGTGTCGATCATAAGTATTCCTCCAACTCAACGCTCACCTTGCACTCGATCAGCGCCCCGCCGTGCAGCACCGCGCCCCACTCGTCGCTAAGGCTCGTGATCTTAAACGGGTTGTCTGCCATCGGCTGGCCGCCCAGCACAAAGTAGTAGGCGTTGGCGCTCTCCGCCATCTGCTGCAACTGGTTCAGCGTCCGGCGCGGCGGCACGCCGTCCTGCGCCCGCAAGGTCATGTCAAACTTGTAGGTCTTGCATTTCGGCCCCACCCATTCGCTGCGCACTTTCCCGTGCACAACGTCATGGTTGCCCCAATCGCTCCCGCTCGTGCCGCTGATCCCCGTCGGCGTCAACACTCGGTTGCTGCTCACGCTAAAAACCACGCTTCCCAGTGTCCCGATCATCCTGCCACCTCCTTACTTCTCCGGCTCGCCCTGTCCGCCGTCCTTGTGCTTGTGGTGTACCAGGCTTATGCCGTCCACCTTCACATCTCCGGCGGCGCCGTCCACCGTCACGTTCGGCGCACTAACGTTCACGTCACCGCCGCTGCTTACGGTAATGGTCGCACCGCCCACAGTCAGCGCCACATTGCCGTTTACGGTCTGGGTCACATCGCCCTCAATGTTCTGTGTTACGTTGCCGGTCAGGGTTTGTTCCGTGTCGCCGGTCACTTCCTGCGTCACATTTCCCGTTACGGTGTGCTTTACGTCGCCGGTCACTTCGCGCTCAACGTTCGCTTCCACCGTTACCTTCCAATCTGCGCTTACCTTTTCGGTCAGCTTCGCATTGTAGTACCGCTGGATCACGCCGTTATAGCTCTCCGTGTCCGCGCCGTCCACCTTCAACCGCCTGGCGGCAAGGCATTTTTCAAAGTAGGCTCCTGTGATCTCCACCGTGCCTTTGCCGCCCACCGTCATGGTGTAATCGGTGCCGCACTCCACGTTGTACATGGTGCCCGTCGTCACGCTGGCGTATGTCGTTGCTTGCAGGTCCACCGCCGCACCGGCGGTTATTCCCACGCCGCTTGCTGCGGTAATGCCCACGCTGGCCCCTGTGCTTCGCAGCATCATAGCGCCGCCGCTCCTGGCCGTGTAGGCTCCCTTGCACTCGTCGTAAATTACGCCGTTGCTGTTGCGCCCCGTTTTCGCACGGCAGAATTGGGTGTACTCGCCAGTGTTGGCATCGTACCGCTCGTAGCTGTCGCCGTTCACCCGGCCATACTCCTTGCGGTACAACCCCTTGTACCCCTCGGCAGGCTGGTTGCTCTGGTTCCATACCGTGCCAAGGGTCGCGCCCGCCACCGTGCCGTTGCCGTTCATCGTGCAGCTCACCGTCTGTCCGATCTCCGGCATCTTGTATTCGCCGTTCGATTGCGCATTGATGGTGCAGCTCACACTTGCGCGGTCCGCAAACACCACCTCGTAGGTGCCGTGCTTGTAGTCGATGCTGCTCACGCGGCCCGTCCGTACCTGCGGTGCCGTTGCCATCCTGCATCACCTCACTTGATATAGCTTGCGTCCACCCAGCCCGTAACGTTCTTGCCCATAGGCAGCTTACCGCACCGGCTCTTTGTGTTCGTTATGCGGTAGCGTCCCGCCACAAGTGTTCCGTCATACAGGTAATAGGTGCCGCTCACCGTGTTGCTTTTGGTCTTTGCCACGCTCGTGTAATACAGCGGGCAGTTTTTCAGTGTCACGGCGCGTCCGCCGGTTCCCGCTGTCGTACCTGCGCTGGCTGCTGCCGTCGTGCTGGCGGCACTGGCTGCCGGTTTCGTCGTCTCGTAGGTGCTGTCGTACTTCGTGGCGGTGCTGCTGGCTGTCTTTTCGTGTATCTGGATGCTGCCGCCCACCTGCCACGCATAAAACGGGTCGTCAATTCCGCTGGCTTCTATCTTGCAGGTAAATCCGTTGCGGTCGATCGTCCGCGTCGTTTTATCCACAAAATATTTGCCGTCTATCTCCGGCCCAAACCCACCGATCCGCACGTTGTTTCCTGCAAAAATTTCAAAGTTGCCGCCAATCGTAAAGCTGATCTTCCGGCTTCCGTGGTTGGCGTCGTTCAGGGCCGCCACCAGCTGCGCCGCAGCATCCGCAACGCTGCTGGCGTACTGGTTCAGGCTCTTGGTCCTCGTGCCGCCGCCCACACTGGCGGTAATGTCAATGTCCTTGTCTTGGTCCGTGTAGGCAAAGCTGCCGCCGGTGTAGGTCCCCGCCATGGTCGTTGTGTATCTAAAGCTGCCCGGCTTCATGGCCGTGCGCGGCACATCCTGCACCGCCCGCTTTCCCTTGTACTTCTCGCGGTCATACACCCACAGCCGTTTTGCGTACACTTTCAAAACAAGGCCGTAGTCCTTGCACAGCTTTTGGTAAAACTCGCTGTCGCTTTCGTTCTGCTCCCGCTTTTCAATCTCGTGGTCGTCGCCGTCGTAGGCAAACCCCAGCCCGTACCGCCCGGCAATAGTCGCGCCGATCTGCTGTATGCTGGTGCTTTTCCATACGTCGGTGCGGTCGCGCTCGCTAAAATCCGTGTCGCTTGGCTTGCTCACGCCGCCCAGCGTCATGGTGCCCGGGGCGTCGCCGTACTGCACATCGTCCAGCACAAACAGGCCGCAGTCCATGGTAAAACGGTCATTCTGCACGTTCCAGTCAAGGCCGTTCACTTTCGGGTGCAGCGTGGCGCCCTTTTTCGGGAACCAGCTGTTCAGCCATTTCCCGTCCCGGGCATCGATCTGTATATCCACACTGTCGCATGTATCGCTGGCGCAGTCCGTGTAGGTAATGCTTTCAACGTCCGGCCCCACTTCCTCGCTGATCGGCGTGCTGTTGTACCAAAGGCTTATCTCTGTGCGCCTTGCCTTTACGCTCGTTGCCATAGCTTATCCCTCAAATTTCCACGGCGGCAAAAAGCCGCTCTTTTCTTCCGGCAGGGCAGGGGTGGCAAGCACCGCCCCTGCATCAAAGCGGAAAACGTTGATCTTCGTTGGATTCTGCTGCATCAGGTAATCGGCGTACCTCTCTGCGCCGTACACCGTTTTGGCAATGCCGTCCCATGTGTCGCCGCTGATCGTCGTATAGCTCATCTTCTCCACCTCTTACCTGGCGTATGCCGTGCGCTGCTGCTTGCGCATCATCTCGTTGAACCACTGTTCAAACTGGTCTTTCGCGTCCGTCATGGCATTCATCATCACGTTGTAGTCGGCGTTGCCCTGTATCGTGATCTTCGGGCTGAACGTAAAGTTGCCGCCGCCCACCGTCGTGGTTCCGCCGGGGGCAGGGGAGCCGCCGCCAATGTCGGCAACCTCCACGCGGTCCGTTGTCAGGCTTCCCGCACCGGCCACACTGGCCGCCTGCACCGGGTCAACGCCCAGCATTTGTCCGGCCTTCTGCCAGTTCGCAATGTTGGCGCCGCGCACGCTCGGGTCAAAGCTGATAACTGCTTCCGTGCCCGCTTCACCGGCAATGCTCACGCCGTCGGTAAATCCGCCCTTTGCCAGCATGGGTATGGTCGGCAGCTGCATACTAAAGCCCTTGCCGCCCACCACGGGCACCCACTCGGGTATCGTCGTCACGCTGCCAAGGATCGAGTTAATGCCGTTGATTGCACCGTTGATAATGCCGATCACCGCATTGATGGGAATTTTGCACAGCTCCACCAGCGCCGAAAAAGCGTTGCTAAAGATAGACTTCACGCCCTCCCAAGCGCTCGACCAGTTCCCGGTAAATACGCCCGTGATAAACTGGATCAACCCCTCAAATACGCCCTGGATGCTCGTAACCACGTTGGAGATGTTCGCAAAAATCTGCGATACCGCCGCAATGATCGGCGGTGCCACTGTCGCCACCACGTTTATCAGCACCATCACAATGCTTTCAATAACGGGCAGGATCTTCTGGATCGCGTTTCCGATCAGCGTTGCCACGTTCATGACCGCCGTGCCGATATTCGTCACCAGCGGCCCAATCTGCGGTGCTATGGCGTTAAAGGCGTTCAGCAATCCCGGCAGCAGCGTTGTGCTTACCCAGCCGAACACCTGCTCAAACATCGGCTTTACGGTCTGCGTGCCAAAGTTCACAATCTGCTGGAACACTCCGATCACGCTCTGCCCAATGCTTACGATGTTGTCAAAGCCCGTTCCCGCATTCTCGCCGAACATCCCCACAATCGCCGTGCGCACACTTGCCAGATTTTCCGGGCTGAAAACCCCAACGATCTTGTCTTTTATGCCCGTGATCGTGTTCAAAAATCCGTCAAACACCGCAACGCCCTGCTCACCGAACACGTTGTTGATGATGCTGCGTATATCGTCCAAGTGTTCGCCCAGTAAACTTACCGCCGCCACAATAGACCCGATCACCGCTACCACCGGCAGCGCCGCCGAAGCGATCCCGCCGAACGCACTGGCAAACGGGGCCACTGCCTGTACAAGTCCCGCTGCGCCGTTTGTTATCATTCCGCTGGCGCCGCCAAGCATCTGCTTTCCGGCAGCGGCCAGTGCTGCGCCTGTGCCTTGTCCGGGGTTTGCAGGTGCTCCCGGCAAGCCCACCGCCGCGTTGATGAACTGGCCTATCCCGTTCACGCCCGCAATTATTCCGTTGGCCGCTCCTTGTGATGCCTGCCACTGCGCACCCATGAATCCTTTTGCGCTCGCGCCTACGCCGCCAAGGTAGTTTCCTACGCCGCCTGCTACAGCCCCCACAGTGCCCGTCACTTTCTGTACCATCGGGTTCTGCGCAATAGACTGCCGCATCGTCGGCATGTAGTTCAAAAGCCCCGGCGTCATAGCCGCCTGCTGCAAAAGCTCCGCGTTGTTTCCTCCGGCGATTTTGTTTTTCAGCAAGGCCCACAGCGTGCCTACGCCCGCTCCGTTCGTGTTTCCCGTCGCTGTCACAAAGTTTTGCGCGTTCGTCACCGCACTTCCCGCGTTCGCCACGCCGCCCGTGATCCGTCCCAGCAGCGCCGATCCGATGCTCTGCTTGCCGGTGCCCGTCGGGTTCCCGGCCATTACGTTGATTGCGCTGCCCAGCAGCCCGGCCCCGCCTTTCACCAGTCCGCCCACGCCGCGCACAGCCATTTCGGCCTGCGGTGCAATGCTCATGGCGGCAAAGGCCCCGGCCACACCGGCCAGTATCTTTGCCACCTTTTCGCCGTTCTGGTTCAGGTAATCAAGCCCCTGCTGGATGTAGGGCATAGCGCTTTGCAGGGCATCGCCCAGCGCCGTCACGCCCTTCGTCGCAATGTCTGCCAGCGTGCTTGCAAGCTGTGTCAGCTGCGGCATATTCTGCCGCAGTCCGTTCATCATGTCGATAGCCAGCGTGGCAAACTGCTTTTTCACCGGCAGGAATTGTTCGCCAATGTCCTGCATCAGCGCCGTTTTTGCGTTGCTCATCATCATGTCAAGGCTTTCCGTTGTGCTTGCCTGTATGATGAACTCGCGTTGCATAGACCCTGTATATTTTTCCGGGTCCTGCACATCCTTTAGCGCCTGTTCGTAAACATCCATGTTGTTCACTACTTTAGCGCCGCCCTCAATGGCCCACTGTCCAAACAGGGTAGATAGTGCCGCAACCTTGCGTTCGCTCGGCATCTGCTTTATGGCGTCAAACACTTGCAGCATGGTCCCCACGCCGTCACTCTGCATGGATTTTGCCACGCCCTCGGCGCTCAAACCCAGTTCTTCAAACATTTCCTTCTGGGCTTTCGTGGCGCTCTCGCCTTTGCTCAGGTTCGTGTACATGCGGGTAATGCTGGTTCCCACGCGGTCCGTTGCAACGCCCGTTGCCTGCATGGCCGTTGCCAGTGCCGCAGTAGCCGCCGGGTCAAGTCCGGCGACCTGGCCCATGCTTGCCGCCTTGTTCACGCTCTCGGCGATCTCTGCTGCCGTTGTGGCATTGTTCGCGCCCAAGTAGTTGATCTGGTCCATCAACTGCATAACCTGGTCGTGGTCAAAGTTGAACGCCTTTTCCCACTTTGCCATGTACTGGCCTGCGGTATCATCGTCCAAGTCCATTGCCGTTGCTGCCGTAGCCGTGTCTTTCAGGATGCTGGTGTTCAGCTGTACGTCCACATCCATACCGCTCTGTCCCAGTGCCGCGCTCATGGTTGCGATCTGCTCTGTGGTTCGCGGTATTTGTGTACTCAGGTTCTGGATGTACTCGGCCATTGCGCCGTAGTTTTCTTTGAACGTTTTCCCGTTCGCGGCTGTCTCGTCGCTCACATTGCCCAGGCTGTCGGCCAGGCCGTCCACATAGCGGGTCACGGGTGCCATCTGGCTTTCAAACTTTTCTGCTTCCTTGGTGCAATCCGCAATGCCCTTCACCGTAGCGGCCAGTCCAACGCCCATGACCGCCAGCCCAACCCGGCCAACAGTCCCCAGCGTTGCGCTCAACGTGCTTACCTGTTTTTGTGCCGCGCTGATCGCCGCCTGCAAACTTGGGTCAACCTTGCCCGCAATCTTGATCGCAAGCTCTAATTCCGTAGTTTTTGCCATTCTGCCGCCACCTCATTGTTGATCTCTATAAAATCCCGTACCGGCAGTTTCAAGTAAAACTCAATGCTCGTCATCGTGGCCCCGGCAAGGCGCACCGCGCATTTGCGCAGTCCCTTGCCGCCGCCTTTTACTCGAAAAAACGGTTGCCGTTCATTGCGTTCTTGATGTGCGTCGCTTCCGCAAGGGGCATCCCGATAAAGAACTCCTTGTCCATGCCGCTGGCGCGTGCCGCCATAAGGCAGCAGTACAGGTAGTCCAGTGCCGGTTCTGCGGCCACATGGCCCGCAGCGGCAAGCTCGTTCTCCGCCTGCGCCATATCCAGCACAGTCAACTCCGCCGCGCCGCTCATGTCCACTTCCTTGTAGGTCTTGCCCTTGTAGGTGTACGGCGCTTTCAGCTTCAGCACCGTGCCTTTGTCCTCGTCGGCGTCGCTCGTCATAAACTCGGTAAAGGCACCGCGCACCTTGCGAGCCGCGCCCACCGGCAGCAGTTCAAAAAATTCAATGGGCAGTCCCGCCGCCTTGGCGCACAGTCTTGCAATGTAGGCCGTGCTTCTCTCCGGCAGGATCACCGTGCCCGGCTGGCCTGTCAGTGCCAGCTGTGCGTCAATGGCGTCCTGCACCGTCAGCTTGTCAAGGCCGTTCAAGTCAATTTCGCCGTACTCCGTGCCCTCAAACACATAGGGCTTTGCCAGCTTGATAATGTCCATCGTCTTGTCCTTTCTGCTCAAAAAAGCCGCCCATTCCTGGGTGGCTCCTGCTTTGCATCTATAACCACCCCGCGCACCTCACGCGGGGCACCTAAACCCACCCACACAAAATCCGTCTTAGGTCAGCGCGGCAATACCGGCCAGCATATCGCTGCCGTTCACCTTGTACACGCCGTTCAGCTTGTCCACCTCAACGACCTGCTCACCGTCCACCTCGATCATGTAGTAGGTCAGTTCCAGCGTGGTTTCGGCGTCCATTGCGTCGCCCTTCTTCACGGTGCCGGGGTTAAACTCCTTCACGCGCCCGCCCATCACAATGCGCAGGCCCTTAAAGGCATAGCCGCCGGTCTTGTCGTACACCTGCTGGGCTGCACGCAGCGTCAGGTTTACCGTGTTCAGCGGGTTCATCAGATCCGTTGCGCTGGAATACAGCGTGTTGAATTTCAGCTTGGCTTCCAGGCTTTCAAACTGCCCAATGGTCGGGCTGTCGATCTCGCCGCCAACACCAACGCCCTCAATGGCGCTGGTTTTCATCTTGATGCTGGGCAGCTCCACCTCGGCGGCAAGGCCGATCATCTTGTTACCGTCCTGGTAAACGTTGTAGTCGTTTACCTTTTCGGGGATGTAGTTGTTAGAAATCATCGCTCTTTACCTCCTTGCCATCAGCCGCCCAGCGCATCAGCCAGTGCGTCCGGGTCAAACTCGATCACATCGTCGATTTCCTCCGCCGGGGTAAACGGGGTCATGCTCTGGCGGAACACAATCTTGCCGTTCAGCAGGTCGGTGGTGGGGTTGTCGGCATCCATAAACGCAATGCTGTATGCAGCGCAGATCCCGCGGGAAGCAAAGCTGTTGCCGCGCACGTTCTCACTGTCAACAATACTCTCGATCAGACGGCGGTTCATCACCTGTCCGATCTTCGGCGTGTAGGTCAGAATGAACGTGTTCGCTGCCCAGTTCATAAACCGGCGGATATTGATCCAGCGGTCCTTGGGGTCGGTGTTGCCGGGGTATGCGGCAGTGTTGGAACCCCAGCAGCGCCAGCCGTTCAGGTTCAGGAAGGTTCCAACGCCTGCGCCGTTCAGTACGTTGGCCTGCTCCTGGTCAAGATAGACCTCCGTTCCGTCGGCAAGGCACGCAGCGCTGATCGCAACAGCCTTGTTGTCCACGCTCATGTTGGGCACATCGTCGTTGCTGGCATCCTGATATGCCATCTCGGCGGCCACAATGGCGCTGCCGCTGTACACTTTCGTGCCAACCTTGGCGCACGGCCACACGGCGTAGCAGTTCGCACCGTTCAGGCCGCTTGCTTCCTTCTTGGTCTTTACGTCGGTGTACACCTTGGCACCGCTCGTGCCGCTGTCCACGTCGCACACGCAGATGCAGCGGAAGGACCCGTTGATGCCCGTGGTCTTTGCCTGCAAGGCAGCGGCAACAGTGGCGTCCTTGCTAAAGCCGGGTGCCAGCAAAATGCCGGGGGTCAGCCCCAGCTTCGGGTAGACCTGCTGCACCACTTCAAGGCCGCTCACCTTGCCGGTGGCGGTATCCACGCTGCCCACAATGTCGGCGGCAGTAACCTTGCTGGGGTCCAGCTTCTTGCCGCTCACCGTCAGGGTGGTGGCCGTCTTGCTGCCGATCAAGGCGATCAGCATATTGCCCTCGTCGTCGTAGCTGGCGGTGTAATCCTCACCGGCTTTCAGCGCAGTGCTGCCATCGCCCTTAACGGTCAGGCCGTCTTTCAGCAGTCCCTTAACCGGCACAGTGGCGATCTTGTTGTTCACCTGCGCAGTCTGCTCGCTCACCGCAGCGGTGAACTTCGTGTTGGCAGGGTCCAGCACGTTGATCAGCACCAGCGGCCCGCAGCCGATCACCTGAAATGCCGCGCTGATTGCTTGGCACAAGGTGTAGCTCTCAAAGTCGTCACTGTAGCCAACGGCGGCCACAGCTTCGGCATAGCTGTTCACCAGCACAGGCACGTTCACAGCAGCCGCCGGGTCGGCAACAGTGTTCACGGGGGCAGTGCCAACCACCACCTGCAAGCCCGCATTGCCGGTCACAGGGGCGGTCAGGCTCGTTGCGTTCTCACTCACATAAACGCCATGTTTGTAAGCCATCTTTGTTTCCTCCTTACAGTTCGTTCAAAATCGTTTTGTACAGGGTCGCTTGCGGCGAACCCTTGGTGTTTAGCCCGGCGCGTGTCGCGGCAAACTCGTTCAGCGGCACGCACAAGCTCTGCGCCGCAGGGTGCTTTGCCAAAAACGTTACCAGCTGCGCGGGCAGTCTGCCGTGGTACACGGTGTACTGCTTGGCAATCCCGCGCACGCTCGGCCCGCAGTACACAATCGCTTCCGGCTTCTGCGCCGTCTGTTTCTCTTTCTTCTCGGCCATCTTCGGCCTCCTTTCAGATCAGTTCATCAAACGTGCTTTCGCTCGTCGGCACCGGCACGGTCACGTCAAAGCTCAACGCGCCAAAATAGTACGGCCATGTGTCGTCCATTTGCAGCGCATCTTCAAAGTAATGCTCGTGCCCTTGCAGCACCGTAAAGGCGCCGCCAAAAAACGGCTTCACGCAAAAGTGCTGCTCAATCGCTTCCAAGATGTTTTGCACATCCCTAAAGCCGTCGCGCTCGTTGCCCTCGTCGTAGCAGCACACGGTCAGCGTGGCGCTCACCACTTTTGCATCCTGCGGGTTGTAGATTTTCCCGCCCTCCAGCAGCACCACAATGTAGGGGCTGGCCGCAGCGTCTGTGTCGGCGTCCTCGTCCAGTCCCGTATCAATGGGCAAATTCTGGCGGAACACTTTCAACGCTTTCAAGCCGCCCTGCCCGTTGAACACTCGCCCGGCAAACAGGTTCCGCAGCTCGTCGCAAAGCGCGTCCTGCATCATGGCGGTGGTAAATCCTGCAATCTTGTCACCCTGCATTTTTCATCACCCCTTTGCCGCTCTCGCCATCACTTTGGCAATCTGCTTTTCCAGTCTGTCGTTCAGCGTGTTTTCAGCGTACACATGCACATCCTCTTTCTCCCACACGGTATGGTGCTGTGCCGTGCCGGACGGGGAACCGTATGTCTGCGTCGTCTCCACAACTCCGCTTGCGCTGCGCCAGCGCGGTGCGCCGCTCTTGGTCGTCGTTCTCTCCGATTCCTTGCCGATATGTCTCTGTATCATACCGACGTGACCGCTTTTGAACTCCGCCAAAAAGCCCTTGCTCCCTTGCCCGAAGGTTACGCCGTTTCTCTCAATCGGGCCGCCGCCCAGGTCGTGCAGGCCACCGCTTCTCAAAACTCTCGCTTTGAACACCGTCGGTCCCGTCTGCCAGCTCAAACCTGGGTGCGGCACCGTTACCCTGTGTTGGAAGTACGCAAGGTCAGCCCGCGCACCGTTGATGCCGCCGATCCACAGCACAGCCGCCGGGTCAGCATTTGTGGCTTTTACTTTCTGTTTCAGGCCCTTGGCGCGTTCCTTGCCCTTGGCCGTCAGCGCATAGCGTTTCAGTACGCGCCGCAGCATTTCCTTGCGCGTTTCTCTCGCCGTGGCGTTCACCGCCACTTTGATTACCGCCGGTGTTTTCCGGCGCAATTCTCCCAACCGCTGGCTTACTTCCTTGGCGTTCACGCCAATGGTCGTTGTGCCCGCATCGTACCAGGTAAAATTGCTCATTGCCGTACCCTCACAAGCTCCACGCTGTACACGCCCGCTTCTTCATCCACGTTGCCCACAAGATACTTTTTCCCGTCCACGATCATCGGGCTGCTCACCTTCGGCCTGCCGCCCAGCTCCCTGCATTTCACAAACAGCTTGGCATCCGCCTTGTACAGCCCTTGGTCAAAGCTCTGCTTCGCGCCGCCCTCCCAGTGGGCACTACGGTCCATCAGGGTGTTTTCATCCAGCACGGCCAGCAGCGTTTTCCCGTTGATCGTGTGCTCGTCGGCAAACTCGTCCGTGTTAAAAAACACGTTGTCAATGTCTGCCGCCGCGCAGTCCTTGAACGTCAGCATCTTTTCTTCCGGCTCGGTGCCTGGCCCGTAATCCTGCTCTAAATCCATCCCAACCATCCCTTCACCCGGCCATAACTCCGCGTCCGCCACATCTCGTGCGGTGCCCTGTTTTCGCCGTTCGTCTGCCCCTCGTCCCCCTCTGCGATGGGGCTGCCGCCGCAGCGGCTTGGGGGGGGGAGCCTTATCTCTGCTCTAAACTTTGTCCCCGCCTTACAGCACCGTCGCCGCAAACCAGCTGTCGATCTTGTCAGGGATCAGCAGCGGGTGGGTCTGCAACTCGATAAAGCGGCGGTCCGGGCGGTGCTCCACATAGGTGCGCAGCATGCGGTCCGTCTCGGCGCTGTGCCATGCCCCGGCATCGTCCAGGTAGGTGCACAGGCCGTAAGCACGCACAAAGCCCGCGGCGCTGGGCAGCATCAGCACCATGTTGTCCGGGATCAGCGGCTTGGTGTTGTCGTCGGCATCGTCAAGGTACACTTCGTCGTACCCGTAAATGTCAACGCCGGGCAGGTTCAGGTGGCCGTAGTAGGTAAGGCCGCCCTCCATTTCCTCCGGCTTGATCGCGCCGATCTCAATGCGGCGGTTGTCCAGCAGGTTCTTGATGGTGGCGTCCGCCAAAAAGGCATCGGCGGCAGCCTTGCCCATGATCACCATGTTGGCGTTGGCAAAGCCGTTGCGGCTTACCTGCTGTTTCCAGTCTTTCAGGTTGCCCCAGATGTCAGCGGCAGAGCCGCCCCACTTCTTGGTGCTCGGCAGCGTGATCTTGTTCGTCAGGCCAAAGTCGATCACCTCGTCAACGCCCTTGCCCTTCACTTTCAGCTGGCCGGTGGTAAGCACCTGCGCGGCCATCCACTCTTCACGGCGGGTCGTCATGTCGTTCAGCTGGTTGTATTCCTCAATCAGCTTTTCGGCGGCACGGTCCGCCGGGGTCTTGCCGCTGTACATATCCTCGCCGGGCAGGCGCTCCAACAGCTGGTCTGCGGTGCTGATCGTGGCGGGGTTGATCAGCGGCGGGGCATAGCTCTTGGTCTCGTAGCCCTCGGCCTGCACGATCTCGCCGCCAACCATCGGGTGGATAAAGGCAGCCATCTTGCGGTTGCCCTTCACAATGTCAATGTCAACCCGCTTGGTGGGGAAGGTCTTGACGTTGGTAAAGAAACGGTCACGCAGGAAAGTGCGGACCGGCGGGGTGGTTTTCACAACCTCGGCAAGCGTGCGCGGGGTGTACAGATCAACCATGTTAGGCATAGTTCATTCCTCCTTCTCTCATTTCAGGAAAATGCCAATGTTGCGCAGGGCGATTTCCACGTCTGCGGCCTTGGCGTGTTCGGGCAGCACCAGTGCATCGGCAAAAAATTCGCCGGTCAGATACACAACGGTATCTTTGCCGTTGGCGGCATCGTCAGCCACAATGCCGTACATGCCGGTAGTGGCAACGGTATAGGGGTCAGCGCTGCCGGTAACGGCGGGCTGGGTCAGCTTGCCATCGGCAAGGCATACCACCATGCCGCGGGTCAGCGCGGCACCGGCCTCCTTAACGGCAGTCGTAATGCGAATGTCCGTACCTGCGATCAGGTAATCGGGTTTCGTGCTAAAGGTCTGCACAGCAAGGTCCATAGCCATAGTTCTTCCTCCTTACTTCACGTTGTTGGCGCGGCGGATGCAGGCGATTGCGCTGTCCTCGCCGCTGTTTTTGGGTTTGCCCGCAGGCTCGGCCTGCTTCACGCCGTTTACGCCGCTCTTGGCTGCGTCGTCCTCGGCATCGGCCGCGTGTTTTGCGCCTGCTGCTTTCTGGGCTTTCATGCAGGCGATAGCATAGGCGGCGGCGTCCTGCGGCTTGTCGCTAAACTTGGCGTCGTAAGCGGTCTGCTCGTCGCCGGGTGCCGTCATGTCCTCAATGTCCTTGATGCGGGCACGCTCGGCGGTGGTGGCGTTCTGTGCTGCCGCGTTCTCGATCTGGTTCACCAGGTCAGGGTAGGCGGTGCGCAGGGCGTCCACGGTGGTAATGGCCGGTGCAGCAGGTGCGCCGGTGGTCTTGTTCTCTGCCATTTTTGGTTCCTCCTTGTTTTCCGGCGCATCCGCCGGGGTTTTTGTATTAGAAAAGCGCCGCTGCTTGCGCAGGGCGCTTTTCACATAGTCAGGGGCTTCGTTCATGCAAATCCCAGTGTTCACGCTGTTTACAAACAGCGCACCGGCCCTGTTTTCGATCAGGGCCGGTTCGGCATCCTCGTCCACCTCGTCAATAAAGCCGTTGTCCTTCGCTTCGTCGGCGGTAAACCAACTGGTTTCTTCCATCCAGTTCGTCAGCACGTCCAAGTCCTGCCCGGTCTTTTTCACATACAGCTGCAAAATGCTGTCCTTTACGGCTTTCAACTCGTTCATGTATGCCTGCAAGTCGTTCTCGTCGCAGGCATCAAACAGGTACACGCTCGGCAGGTGGATCATGTACAGCGCGTCTCCGTTGGCTACCACCTTGCTGCAATGGCTGGCAATGATGGTCGCTGCACTCGCGCACAGTCCGTCAATGCGGCACACCGTTTTGGTGCCCGCCTTGTTCAAGCTGTCGATCTGTGCGCCAATGGCCTGTGCGGCAAACACGTCACCGCCGCCGCTGTTGATTCGCACGGTCAGCGTGTCAACGCTGCCCAGGCTCTTAATGTCGTCAATAAACTGCTGCGGTGTGATCTCGTCGCCCCACCAGCTTGTGTCGCTGATGGTGCCGTACAAAATCAGTTCCGCATCATTCCCGGCCAGGTTCTTTACCTGCCAAAAGTGATTACCCGCCCGCCGGGCCGTTTTGGTTTGTTTCTTTGCTGCCAATCTTGTCCACCTCCGCTTTTTGCTGTGCTTCGATCTTCCGCTGCCGGATGTTGGCGGTGTAGCTTCCGCCGCTCATCTGTGCGGTTTCCTGCTCCGCCGTGCTTATGCCCAGTGCAATGCGCTTTTCGGCGGCAGTCACTTCCTGTACGGGGTTCAGGTTTGTTCTCGCCGGGCCGTTCCACTTGCAAGCGCTGTATGCGCTGGCAACCGCCGGGTCGGTAAAATAGCCCGGCGCTTTCACGCGCCCGCGGCTTACCGCTTCGTCAAGCCACATTTCGTAGATCGGCTGGCAGAACTTGTCCGCAAACCAACTGCGTTGCATCTCGCAGGTGCGCCAGAACTCATTCAGCGCACCGCGGGCCGCGCTGTAACTCGTGCTGAAATTCTTTTCCAGCACTTCAATGGGGATTTCCAGTGCTTCGCTGATCTCCTTTGTCACAGCCCGGTAGAACGCTTCAAAGTTTGCGTTCGGCCTGCTCGGCTTTGTTTCGTTCATCTTCTCGCCGGGGGCAAGGTCCACCACCGCGCCGGGGGCCAGCTCAATGCTCGTCGGGTCGGCTGTGTCGATCAACTGATTCTCCGGGATCATCTCGCCCACCGGCGGTGCTTCTCCGGCTGCTTCTTTTTCGATAAAGATCGTGTAGGCCGCCGTGATAACCGCTGCGTTCAGCTCGGCGTCGCTGTACCGCCCTAACTGTTTCAGGCTTTCCAGCACCGGGGCCAGCACCGGCACGCCGCGCACCTGCCCGGCTCGTTCCCGCTGCATAATGTGCAAAACATTCCGCCGCCCCGTCTTGTCGCCGCGGGCCTGCACCCGCGTCCATGTCGTTGCGCCGTTCTGCATCTCTGCCGCCAGCGGGTGCCTGCTGCATATCCAGTAGGCCACCACCTTGCCGCGCTCGTCTGTCTCCACGCCCTGCACGATCCTGTGTACGCTGTGCCCGTCAATGGTCGTCGTCGTCAGCACGTCCGTCAGGTTCGGGCTGCATACTCTGTCGGCTTCGATCAGCCGCACCCGCAATCTGTACGGCATCCCCGGCTCGTCCTCGGTTTGCAGCAGGGCAAAGGCGTCTCCGTTCATCTGGGCGGATAAGTAGGCCAGCTGTTGCAGTTGGTAAAAGTTGTCCAGCCCGTCCGCGTCGCACATCTGGCTTTTTGCCCACAGGTTCCATTCGCGCACAATGTTTGCCTGCAATTCTGCGATCCTGTCCACGTCCATGCGCAGGTATTCTCCGTCCAGCTGCGGGGTGGGGGTCAGGCCCGCGGCCACCGTGTTGGTGCGCATGGTTTTCAGCGCCGCCGTAGCCGTCGGCACGCCCATGTAGGCATCCCGGCTCCGCTGGCGCAGTGTGTTTATGTTATCTTCAATATCCCGCTTGGCATCGCCGCCGTAGTACGTCCACCCGCGCAGGGATTTCTTCTGCACGTTCGCGCCGTAGTTGCTGTACCCGGTGTTCTGCGCCCGGCGCACCGCCGTCAGCTTCGGCGCAGGGGAGCGTCGCACCGCTTTTGCTCTCGCTTTCATGTCCGCCCCTCCTTACATATCCCGGTACACAAAGTGGTAGGTTCGGTTCCTGCCGTGGTTTTCTTCCACGGCTTCCGCCTGCATCACCTTGTTGTTCCAGTAGTCGATCTGCTTGCGCACGCTGGCAAGGTCGGCACGGGTCAGCATACGGCTGCCGATCTGGTAGCTCTGCCCGGTTGCAATCTGCGCTTCCGCTTCAAGCCAAATATCCAAGTGCCGCTGCGCTTCTTTCTTCGTGATTCCCGCCATAGCTTAAATACCTCCGCTAACCTGTCTGCGGCCCGTGCGCCGCACGGTGCGCTGCACTTCACTCGCCACCGGGCTGCTTTCCAACACGGGGTTTGTAATTTCCAGCGCCGCCGTGGCGTAGTTCCGCAGGTCCAACGGCTCGTTTCGCTTGTAGTCGCCTTTCAGTTCCCATGCGATCACGGCCCGCCCCTTGCGGTAGCGCACCACCATCTTTTCCGCTGTCAACCCGCGGAAGTAGTTGTAGTCGTATCCTGCCGCTTCCCCCTGCGGGAAGTGGCAGTAGTTCGGCCCCGGCATCTTCACCTTCAACCGCTGGTACAAAACGCCCTTGCCGGTGTCAACGCCAATCGTGAACAGCGGCGCTTTCACGCGGTTGTTCTTCGTCGGGTTTTTCAGGTAGGGCACATCCGTACCGCCGCGGCCTTTAATGGCAAAGATGCGCCGGTGCCACCTGTCCTTGCAGAACCGCAGCACTTCATCGGGGAAGTGTCCGCCGCTGTCCATGCAGGTCGCTATGATCTTCATCGGCGTACCGTCCGCCTTGTACCACGTTCTGTTCAAAAACTCGTCAAGGTCTTTCCACACCGTATCTTTCAAAAGGTCGCCGTAAATCTTCTGGTAGCGTATGCCCCAGCTTTCCTTTCCGGCTCCCCATCCCACGACCTCCACTTCAAAGCGGTCATCCTGCGTATCTACTCCGGCAGTCAGCACTACCACATCGTCCGGCACATCCGCCTTGTAGGCTTCGCGCCGTCCGTACAGGTCTGCTTCCTCCACGGTTTCGCCCTGTTCTGTCCACGTCTCGCCCAGCTCTGTGTTGACCCATGTTTTCATCAACTCCGGGTCTCCTGCGTTCAGCTGTTCTTTCGCTTTCAAAAACTTCTCTACCACTTCATCCCAGCTGCAAAAGCTCGAGCACAACGTTGTCAGGTGGAATCCCCGCGCCGCTTCGCCGGGGCATTTTGCTACCCACTCTCCGCGGATCATCTGTTTTTTCCAGTGCGTCTCACTGTCGGCCACGCCGCACCGTTCGCAAACGTACTGCGGGTTCTTCGGGTTCTCCGGGTCAAATTTCAGGTTCGCCCACACCAGCGGTTGGTAGTGTCCGCAGCTTGGGCAGGGGATTTCAAATTCTTCCTGCGTGCTGTGTTCAAACTCCACCTTTATGCGGCTCGTCTGTTCCAGCGTAGGTGTGCTCACAAACACCTGCTTTTTATCCCAGAATGTCGTCTGCCGCTTTTCGGCAAGCGATAGCGGGTCGCCCTCGGTTCCGGCGCTGGCAGGGTAGCGGTCTATCTCGTCCGCCAGCAGCACCTTGATGGGGCGGCTGGCAAGGCTGGCCGGGCTGTTCGCACCCACAATGACCAAATACCCGCCGGGGTAGTTTTTCAGCAGGATCGTGTTGCCGCTCATGCGGCTTCGGTTATCCACCAGTCCGCGCAGGCACGGCGTGTCGCGCAGCATCGGGCTTAGCTTTTCCTTGCTGAATCCCTGTCCCATGTCCAACGTCGGCTGCAAAACCATAATGGGGGAGGGGTTGTAGTTCATGTAGTAACCTATCGTGTTCAGCACCAGCGCGTCCGTCTTGCCGATCTGCGCACAGCTTTTCACAACTACCTTGCGCACATGGGGGTCGCTGATCGCGTCCATCATGCCGCGCTGGTAGGGGGCCTTGTCCGTGCGCCACCGTCCTGGCAGGGCACTCGCTCCCTGGCTCAACCGCCGTTCTTTATCCGCCCACTGGCTCAACGTCATGGTCGGGGGTGGTTTCAGCTTTGCCACCACCCGCGCCAGCATTGCCCTTGTCTGCGGCGGCACGGCTATGGTTTTTCTTTTTGCCATATCGCTGCAACCTCTTTGCGGCGCACCGCCCAAACGGGCAGAACACCGTGCTTTCATTCACGACCTCACCAAAAGCGCAGGCGCGGCACCGTTTACTCTGGTTCTTCGTCAGTTCTTCCATCGTCTGCGCCCTCCTGCTGTACGGCAAACGCTGTGTCATAGTCGCTCAACTCGTCCAGCGCTTCGTCCGTTTCTTTTTTCAAAAGATCGTATATCTCGGCGTTGTCACTCATGCCCGCCAGCGTCTTTGCCAGCTTGGCGGGCATACTCATAATTTTTGTGCGGAAGTTCATCAGCATGGTACTAAGCGCCTGTTCAACATCTTCGGTTCTGTGCAAGTCTCCCTTGCGCTCGTCCAGTTCCAGCTTTGCAAGCTCCTTCTTCGTTTTCGTCAGCTCTGCCCGCTGCTGGTTCAAATCGCCGTTGTTGTTCCGCAGGTAGGCAAGGTAGGCTTGCACCGTCGGCTTCATGTCATACAGCCCCGGCTTCGCTTCCCGGATAATGCCTGCATCCCGCATCTGCCTTATCCGTCTCTCCGTCAGCCCCAACCACTGGGCCACTGCCTTGCTCGTATACAGCGTCATCGTCGTCAACCTCAACCTCGCCCGTGGCTTTCATCCTTGCCAGTTCCAGCCGTTCCCGTTCCAGTTTGTACCGCCTGTCGTTTTCCTCGGCCTGCCGCAGCGCACCGGCAATCGTTGCGGCCCGCCCCTGCACCTTGTACAAGGCTTCCTGCAATTTCTGTATCCGTGCAAACGGGGTGTCTTTCATCTCCATGTCCATCATCGTGCCGTTCAGGTACAGTGTTTCTTCATCCTCCACCTGCTCGTACTCGTGGATTTTCTCAATGATTTTCTTTTCCCGCCACCGCAAAACTTTCAACTCATGCAGCAGGTTTTCCACAGCCCCCGTCGGCGTCTGGTCCAAAAACTCTTTGTCTGCATCCGGCAGGGCATCAAAAAAGACGGCGCTGTATGCTCCGTCTTTCTCGGCGTTCTTGTTTCCCCTTGGTGCGCCGCCGCCCTTATTTCCCTTTGCGTTTTTCTTTTTCCTGCTGTTCGTGTTTCCCGGCTGCCCGCCGCGCTTTCTCGGCACGTCTTTTTCCCAGCCGTCCTTTACCTTCCACCGGCGCAAGCTCTCATAGTTCGCGCCCATCTCCCCGGCAAATTCTTTCAGGTTGATATTTTCCCCAACAGCCCGCCGCCGGATGTATTCAGCTTTCGCCTTATCCCTCGCATCCGATCTCCGCGCCATCGTTCCTCCCTCCAAAACTTGCCGCATAAACACCGAACGCCCGCGCAGGATAACCCGCCGGGCGTTCTCTTAAATTTCTCACTGTACCAATTCTACCCCTAAAACCGTGCCACATGGTGACATTTTGTAAATTTCCTAAAAAATATTTTATACGCTCTGTATTTTTTCCTTCCAACGGGTGACAATCCGCCACCACTTCACCGTCCAAACTCCTGCCCGCGCCGCTCGCCCGCCACCCAGCGGCGGTCAACCCAGCCCCACCGCAGCCCCCGCCAAAGCTCAACCCAGCCCCCACCGCATCAACCGCAGCCCCGGCAAGGCTCAACCAAACCCCTGCCACATCAACCCCGGCTCGACAATTTCAACCCCCACTTTTTCCGCCCCGCCCGAACGGAAATGCTAAAAAAAATTACAAACCTACCAAACTTTCGCGCTCCAGAACCCGCATAGCCCGCGGGCGCGTGCGCAGTACCTGCGCGGACGCGCAGGCGCACGCGGGAACATTAGAGCGGCGCGGAGCGGGTGCGCCCGCCCGCGCAGGCGCGTATATAACATAGCTGCCGGGCTGGCGGCCTGTTGCCGGGCTGGTGGCCTGTTGCCGGGCTGGTGGCCTGTTGCCGGGCTGGTGGCCTGCTGCCTGGCTGGTGGCCTGCTGCTGGGCTGGCGTGCTGCTGCCTGGCTGGCGTCCTGCTGCTTGGCTGGTGGCCTGCTGCTGGGCTGGTGGCCTGCTGCCGGGCTGGTGGCCTGCTGCTTGGCTGGCGTGCTGTTGCTGGGCTGGTGGCCTGCTGCTTGGCTGGTGATCCGGCCCGATCCTGTGCAGTTTGTGCAAATTGCACAGTCGCACTCCGTAGTGCTTTGTGCAGTTCTCCAAATCGCACTCCGTAGTGTTGACATACGCACTCCGGCGTGCTATCATGCAATCACACCAAGCGAAACAGCCACCGACCAAAGGAGCCGCCGCCCAGCAGGGCCGCGGGTTGCAATTTGGGCAAGGCGGCCCGATCCACAAAAACAGGAGGTTAAAACATGATTAACGCGCTCGACAAAAAGATCAACGCGCTGGCCGCTCGTCACGGCTGGCACATTTCCCCGCGGACCGGCGACGGCCTGCACTGGTACGAGATCGCCCCGATGGATCGCCCGGACCGGGACGCGATCCTGCGCACGCTGGCCCGGTGCAAGGGCCTGGCCGCTGAAACGTGGGAGCCGTACATCCCCACCGCGTGGGCCTGCGTTATCCGCGTATATGACGCCGCCGAGCTTGCCGAGTGGCGGCGCGTGGACGCTCAAAAAACCGATCTTGCAAACTACTTTTGCCAGATCATCCACGACGGCGGCACGCAGGAGCAAGCCAAGGCCGCCCAGCTTCGCCGCGCTCACGAACTCGACGCAATGCAGGCATACTCCAAGTTATACGCATGACCCGCAAGGCCGACGCGATCCGCGCCGCCGGTGCAAGCCCGGCCACCCTGCAAGGGGTGGGCGCTCATGGGTCCACCCGATCCACCATCACCATCAACACAATAGGAGGTTACACACTATGACCCGCGATAATAATACTTTGATCTTTGAAGCCGTCGGCACCACCTACACCCCCGCCGAGATCCACGCCCTGGCCGCCACGCTCGCCACGCCGGAGCAGATCACCGCCCGCGCCGCCGCCATGGCCGAGGCCACCGGCACCGGCACCGCCGACGACTACATCGACACCGCCGAGCAGGCCACCGTCGCCGACAGCCTGCACACCTACAACACATGGAAGGCCCAGGGCTTGCAGGTAAAGCGCGGCCAGAAGGCCACGATCTCCGCCATGCTGTGGCGCTGGACCGACAAGCCCCCGAAAGCCCAGCGCAGCGACAACGGCGACGACGCCCCCGACCCCCACTACTACATGAAGCGCTGCTACCTGTTCACCGCCGCCCAGGTCGAACGCCCGGCCCCCGTCCACGTCAAGACGCCGGACGAGATCGCCGCCCGCAACGCCGAGCTTGCCGCTGCACGCAAGGCACGCAAGGCCGCCCAGCAGGCCGCCGCCACGACGGCACCGGCACTGCAAGCAGAGTTTTTGAACTGGGACCCCGCAGAAGTCAAGGCCGAGCTTGACCGCCGCAACGCCGAGAACGACCACGCTTTTGTTGATCAGGTCATGGCTGACGTGGAACGCATCACCGCAACGACGCCCAGCAAGCCCGCCGCCGTCGTCGAGCATCACACCCTGCACGACGACGCCCCCACGATGGATCCGGTGCAGCTCGATTTCGCCAGTCTGGCCGCCCAGGTCCTGGCATGATCCACAACGACCCGCAAGGCCGACGGCATCCGCCGCCGCTGGTGCAAGCCCAGCCGCCGCCACAACAGCGGCGGGCGCTCATGGGTCCACCCGATCCACCACCCACAACACAACAAGGAGGTACACCCCATGCGTAACCCGATCCCCGTCCTGGCCTACATCGTCACCGCCGCCGTTTACATCATCAAGACGGCCCCCACAACAGCCCCCGAGCCGCCCGCGCCCAGCACCTACCCGCTGGCCGGTGTGGTCGTCCAAGTAGACCGCACCGCCGAGCTGGTCACATTCAGCACCGGGTCCGGCCAGCTGTTCACCCTCACCGGCTGCGACGATTGGCTGACCGGCGACGTCGTCGCCTGCACGATGTCCGACAACGCCACGCCGGACGACATCACCGACGACATCATCCTAGACTATCGCTATTGCGGTTATGTATCTTGACCCGCAAGGCCGACGCGATCCCGCGCCGCTGGTGCAAGCCCAGCCGCCGCCACAACAGCGGCGGGCGCTCATGGGTAACAACATAACACGACCCCGGCAACGATCACAACGCCGCGCACCCATCGCCACACAATGGCAGCCGCCCCGCCGGGGGACGGCATAAGCCCAACGGGAGCCGGTGCACCTCCCCACAAAACAGATTGCACCTGCCGCCGGTCGTTCCGGCCAGGTTCGCCGCGTTCTGATCCCGCGCCCCGGGCGCAAAAAGTGAAACCCGCCAGCCCCGCGAGAGAGGGCAAGCCCCCGCACAGCGCCGCCGGGCATAAGACCACACGGCAGCCCCCAGCAGCAACAGCGCCCAGCGGGTCCAGCTGCACAACGGCCCGCCGCCAGTACGCAACACCCACAACAAAACAGGAGGTTTTCACAATGGCAGCAACAGAACGCAAAATCCCCGGCAACTTTGCCCCCGTCCCCGGTGGCTATTCCCATCAAATCAGTGCAAGCGCGGCGCTTTTCATCCCGGACTGCTCCGTTTCCCGCTACGATCCCAGCACCGGCGAGGTCTACGGCTACGCCCCCGACTACGACAAGCTGGAAGCCGCCAAGGCCCCCGCCGTACAAGCCACCGCTCCCGGCGAGTATTCCTACTGCTACGAAATGCAGCAAGCCCCCACCGGCTGCGACTACTCCGCCGATCTTGCCTACTATGGCAAGCACTACTTTCTGCGCCCCCTGCACGACGGTCTGCCCCCGCTCCACGGGCGCGGCATTACCTACGACGCAGAACAGGGCACCTACATGGTCACGCTCCGCGCCTATGACAAGATCAAGGCGCAGTACAAAATCAAGCGCGAAACTTGCCTTGATTAACCCGCAAGGCCGACGGCCCATCGCCGCCGCTGGTGCAAGCCCAGCCGCCGCCACAACAGGCGGCGGGCGCTCATGGGTAATAAATCCACCCACAACAAAACAGGAGGTATAACACAATGAGTTATTACACCATCAACGAGGATGCCGCCCGCCTTTCCAAGGAGTTAAGCAGTTTCAGCGACTACAAGGCAGGCAGCGCAACGGCCAGCTACCGCGCCCAGGTGGACGAAGCCGCCGCCACGCTTGAAAAGGTCAAGGCGCTTTGCGTCACCGAAGCCCAGCGCGACCGCGCCGAGTATCTTTTCGACCGCTACGCCGCCACGCTGGCGCAGGCCATCAACCGTGACAACGAGATCGGCACCCGCTGCCCGTCCGTGATGATTTCCGGCCCCGCCAACTTCCCGACCCGCAAGAAAGAAAAGCAGCTCGCCGCCTGGGCCGCCAACGCCGAGAACTACCAAAAGGCCGAGCACTACTTGTACCTGTTGGAACGTGCCCATTTGCAGCCCATCAAATCCAACGATCCCGAGGTGTTGGAAGCCCTCACCGCCAAGCTGAACGCGCTGCAAGCCATGCAGGGCCACATGAAGCAGGTCAACGCCTACTACCGCAAGAACAAAACCTTTGACGGTGCCCCCAACGTCAGCCCCGCCGAGATCGCCGAGATCAAGCGCGTTTGGGATGTGTTCCCGCCCTACCGCAACGCCGTTCCGTATCCGCCCTATGCGCTCTCTAACAACAACGCCAACATCAAGCGCCTGCAACAGCGCATCGCCAGCCTGCAAGCCGCCAAGGAATCCACCCACGAGGACGAGGAACACGACGGCTACACCTACCACGAGGACGCCGAGCAAATGCGCGTGCAGCTGATCTTCGACGGCAAGCCCGACGACGCCACCCGCGAACTGCTCAAAAACTATGGTTTCCGCTGGTCCCCGCGCAACAGCGCATGGCAGCGCCAGCTTACCGCCAACGGCAAACGCGCCGCCCGGCTTGTGATGAAAGAGCTGGACGCCCGCAGCGATAACCCCGCCTGACGATGGCCCCCGGCACGGGCCGAAACCATCTTGCCGCCCCCGGCAAAATGGTCGCGGGAGCCACCCGCAGCAACAGTTGTTATATTCCGCACATTTCCAACCACAACAGGAGGTTACACAATGGAATGGAGAAAGATCACCAGCAGCCACGGCGGTTTCTGTATTATCCGCGGCATCGCGCACAAAGGCGGCGTACAGATTCCCGGCATCCTTGGCTTCACGTCTCCCTGCTTCTTTCAATACGATTTTTCCCACTACGACACGGAAGCAGAAGCTCTCCGCGCCATGAAGTGGAAGAAGGACGACCATTTAGCGCACGGCGGTTCGTGGGCTGTATCGGACGACTACGGCATTATGCACTGTGAAAAGTGCGGTTCAGAACTGCTCTGCAACGACAGCGGCGATATGCCCGAATATTGCCCGCAATGTGGCCGTCAAATCGACTGGGCCTCATTTGACTTCTGACCCCTTGCACGGCGCACTACGGCGTGTTATAATCAAGGTACTACACGAAAGGTGGTTATAAAAATGCCCGTTTCGGCTAAAAAGCGCATTTCCAACGATACTTTCAATGCCAAGTGTGGCCGCGTTGAAATCCGCCCGCAAAAGCCCGTTGTCGATGATCTCCGCGCCGCCGCCGCCGCATCCGATCAATCCCTGCAAGGCTACATCCTGCAAGCCGTCCGCGAGCGCATGACCCGCGACGGCTTCACCCCCACATCGGACCTCTGGCCCGACTACACGGCAAAATAACCCGCCACAACAACGATCCCCCGGCAGGCCGCCACAACGACCCGCCGGGGGATATTTTTATTTATTTTCCGTTTCCCGCAAATCCAGCACACGCCAGTTTCTTTTCAGGTTTTCCAACGTGGAATATGGGCAAAACCCGTGCCCCTGCACCTCCTGCACGCACAGACACCCGCCCAGTCCGGCGCTCACCTCGATCTCATAGTATTTCCCCGTCACAAACCCGCAGGACGTCCGCCCCACAAATTGCGCCGTAACAACCTCCGCCATCGTCTCACTTTTCCTCCTGCTCTCCCGGTTCTATCGTTACAACCGCTTTCCCGTCCTGCACGATCTCGATTGTCTCTACTTTCTCCGGCACAAGCATATATTTTTCCATCCTTTTCACCCTTTCGCAAGTTTGTTTTTCTCCCGGCCCTTTTCAGTATTCGGAAATCCAACGCGCCCGCACAAATTCACCGCCGTTAAAAAATCAAAACAACGCACGCGCACACAACCTGCCGCCCGTGTGTTTTTCGTGTGTTTTTCGTGTGTTTTTCGCGCGTTTTACGCTGACTTTCAGCGTAAATTCAGCGTAAACGATCCACCCCCGCCTTTATAACGCGCACGCATCACGCGCCCGCGCGAGGATTTCTCCCGCCTGCGGCTCGTCCTGCAACAACACGCCCAGCCGCGTCAACGCCACCACGCTGACCCGGATCGTCTGCCGCCGGGACAACCCGACCCGGCACGCCGTAAACTCCCAGTTGTGGCCGTCGATATAGCGCGTCGCCAGCAGTTCTTTGTGTTTACTGTTCAGCCGGTCCAGCACCGCCCGGATCAGCGCCTTGTCCTCCTGCAAAACGCTTTCCCGCACATCCAGCTCACACAACCGCCGGGCCGTGTCCGTGTCCACCATGCGCAGCGCCTTTTGCGCGGTGCTGTCTCCATTCCCGGCAGCATGCGGCATACCGTCCAGCGCATTGCCGCGCAGCGGGCTGTATTCTGCATCCAACGCCGCACGTTCCCGGGCAATGGCCCGCTGCTGCCCCGCAATGTCTGCATAGTATTTGATGATGGTTTCCGCTTCTGCCGCTGTCATGGCAGCACCCCCTTGTTAATACAGGTTATCGGCAAACACTGCGCCGTGCTTGTCGTCGATCACTTCCACAGCTTCACCCAGCACGCTTTCAACATCGCGCTTTAACCGCTCCATTCCGTAGGCGTCGCCCTCTTTTGCCCAATCCAAAAAACGGTTTTCGTAGTAGTCCCGCATCTCGTCCAGCACCTTTTGCGCGGTCGCTTCGTCCACGGCGCAGCCCCACGGCTCTTTGCGCAGCAGCGCCGCCGACATGATCTTCCACGCCGTATCCGCACCGATCCGCTTTTGTGCCAACTCGTCCCGGTCTGCCTGCTTTTTCAACGGCTTATCCGCCGGGAGAACAAAGTGCAGCTTTTCCGTGGTCTTGTCCAGCCACTTCCGCGCGGCCTTGTCGGTCGTGCTCGTCCGTACCCGGATCATGTAGTCCTGGGTGTTCCGCGTGGCTTTTTCAAGATAATTGTCCATCTGCTTTGCGCTCCACCCGGTCACGCCGCGCAGGCATACCAGGTAGCACCACGCCACAACCTGGCCCACGGCATCCCGCATCTGCTCTGGCGTGGCTTTTTTCCCGTTCATCACCCGCCGTGCCACGCCGCACGCCGCATTTTTTCGGTAAAAATTAGGTGCCTGTTTCATCGGTCGTGTCCTCCCTTGCTTTTTGCTCTTTTTCTTTGTCGGCCCAGTAGCAATCGTTAATCACTCTGTCCAGCGCTTCTTCAACGGTCCCTTGCATTTCCTCGGCTTTCTTTTTCAGGTATTCCAAGTGTTCCGCGCCGATGGGGAACACATTTTCTTCCGTTTCGGCTTTTCTCGGCCTAAAATCCCGCCCGCACGCCGGGCAGAACCACACCGGCACGGCCACCGGCAGCGTCCGGCCAACAACAGGCTCCACCATCAGCACGGCATCTCCTGCGCCGTCTTTTTCCAGCCACAGCGCCCCCGCCGGGCCGATGTTCAGTTTCTTGTGCATCCCGCACAACTCGCACAGCTTTGTTCCGTCGTCCATTGTCAGTCCTCCTTGTCAGCAAACCATTCTGTAAATTTCCACCCGCGCGGCTCTGCCACCAGGTCTATAAACAACCGCCTGCGGTAAATGTAGTCCCGCTGCATCCGCCGGGTGAATTTCGACTTAACCTCCACGATCTCCACCGTTCCGTCCGCATAAGTCAGCACAAAGTCCGGCTTGTACCGTGCTTTCGGCAGTTTCAGCCCACAATATGCCTTTTCCGGCAGCAGGTCGAACACGACCTGCTCCTGCACCTTCACGATCTGCCCGCACGCCACCTTCGGCAATATCACCTCTCGGTAATACCGCTTCTCGCTCTCCGGCACCCGCTTTGTGCTTTGTTCGCAAAAACTGCCGTTTTTTACTTGAATTTCCCGTTTTTGTTCGTTTCGTTCGCAATTTTTCCCGCTTTTGGTGCCTTTTTGCAAGCATCGTTCACTTTTCCGCTGCGCGATCTGCATTTCCGCTTGGGCACGATACCGCGGCGGTAAATCCTCTAACTCCATGCGGAAGCTCACTTTCTCACCGCCTTTTTCTTCGGCTGTCTGCGCGGGTCTGCCCAAAACTTGGCGATCACATGCCATTCTGCCGTAATTTCGTTGTACCGTGCTTCGGCACCCACAAACGCATACTGCCGGGCACTCCCGTCTCCCAGCTTCAGCATCCCGTAACGATCTTCCCAAAATTTGCGGTCGTCAATGTACATCGTGGCCGCTTCGGCCAGCTTGCGCGGTGTGTACCGCGTATCATTCGGGCGCGGCTGCGTCGGTTTGCGCAATCCCTGGCTCTGCCGCCAGCGGCGTGTGCGCTTCTGGTTCTTGGTGATGTACTCGCAGTAGGCTTCCAGGCTGCCCTTATCAAACTCGGCGCGGTCGCATTTTACAAGCCCCAGCGGTTCCCAGTTTTTCCCGCGGCCCGTGCCCCAGCAGCTTTTGATCTCATCAATGCTCAAATCGCACTCTAAGATCGTGTGGTGGTGATACCGCACCTCTTTCAGCCCTTTGTTCTTGTCCTCCCGCTGGTGCTCGGTCACGGTTATGTACTTCACTTTCGGCAGCACCCCGCCCGGGTTTGCAGGGTTTTCCCGGATCGCCGCCGCATACTTCTTCGCCTGGCGGCGGTTCATCTTGTCCAGCCAGTTTGTTACATTGTTTTCTGCATCCTCGTCGTAGTAGGGCAGCCATTCGTCGTTATAGGTCATGTGTACAAGCCAGGTCTGATTCTTCCGCTCTGTGAAATTCTCCGCCACCATCCATTGCAGCTTGCGCTTGCTGTAACGCTCGTTGCACCGCTGCATGGCAAGGCTGGACGCAAACTCTTTTTTCTTTCGCACGCTGGCCCTGTGTTCAGCAGGGGAGACGTTCAGCAAATCCACTTCCATGTACTCTTTTCCGCAGATGGTTTTCTGCTCGCGCACATACCTGGCTTTCATGCTCTGCCCCTCCCGTTCACATCCTGCCTGCCGTCAGGCTCTATCGTTTGGAATCTGGTAAATAATAGAGAATGGGGGAAAAGATAAAACCGTATACAAGCCCCCCCAGCGGCCCGCAGGCCGCTAAAATTTGCCCGGCACCCGCCGGGCAGGTCGTATTACTATGTTATGTATAATAAAGTAGGCGCTTTATCGCATCGCCCACTTCATCCAGCCCCGCGCCGTGTTGCACAGGTCGCGCACCAGCCATGTAAGTGTATGTTCCAGTCCGTACAGGCCATTTTCGGCAGCCATCGTAACCCGGTACACACCATGCACGATCCACGCCAGCGCCATGACCAGCAGCACCGCGCCCAGCGCCAGCAGTTCCATCACCAGCACCGCCAACAGCTTTAGTCTTTTCATCGTTTCACCTCCCTGCTCACATTCTCCGGCCAGAACGTCTCCCGCATCCTGATCGTTTCATGCCGGAACGCGCACGGCGGCAGCTCTACGTTCACCACATAGAACCGCCCGCCGCTGGCCGCAAACTCCACCACGCCCCGCGCCATCCGTGCGGCACCGTCGGCGCAGTGCCGCAGCACCGTCACCGCATCGCCCGGCGCGATGGGCTTTTCTTTCCGCTTTCTGCTCATTGCTTCCCGCCCCGTTTCTTCTGCTCATAAATCATGTTGATAACCGTTTTCGTGTTCGGCATCGTGTCAATGCTGGCAAACTTCCGCTCATAAGCCCGGCGTTTCTCGTTTTCCTCGCAGTCACGCTTATAATCCGCGCACGCGCCATGGCATCCCGGTTTCCGCCGGGTGCAGTGGTAACAGCTATTCATCCTGTTTCCCCTTTACTTTTTCAAACCGCCGTTTCTGCCTTGCCCGCGGGTATTTTTTCTTGTCTACCGGCGATAAAAACATTTCCAGCGGCCTTGCCCACATCTTCTGCGGGTCGTCCTTGCTCGTGTAGATCACCAGCAGTTCCGCCGTCTCGCTATGCACGGCCACACCCTGCACCACATACAGTCCGCCCTTAAAATGTCGGTACACGTTCCCGGCCATCACGCTGGCCCAGCCCTGCGCATCCTTCTGCGCTTCGATTCTTGCATCTTCCACCTGTCACACCCCCAGCACTCGGCTTGCCACCATGTCCGCCGTGTGCGTCCAAAGCACATTCTGGTATTTCTCAATGGCCGCGCCGTAACAATTCCAGTTTTCCTTGTCGTCTGCAAATCCCATGTGCCAGCGGATGCACAGCATTTCTTCCTCCGTCAGTGACAGTGCCGCTGCATCGTTCAGGATCGCTTCTGCCATCGAAACGCTGCGCTCTCCGTGGCCTTTCAGCTTGTAATGCTTCCACCCGTCGCCGTCTTTTTCGTATTCCTCGGTCTTGCACAGATCGTGGAACATTCCAACCAGAACAGGGGAGCGCCGCATCTGCCATGTCAGCCCCAGCGTTTTTGTCATGTGCACAAGCTCCTGCACCACGGTCCAGCTGTGCTCAAACAGCCCGCCGGGCCACGCCCCGTGGAACGTCATGCTCGCCGGGACCTCAAAATACCCCGTCTGCTCCAGGATTTCCACGACCCGGCCCGCTGGCCCGCTCGTCATGCCATTTTTCATCAGCAGGCTTTTCATATCCTGCGCCGCGCTCTTTTCCATCGTCAACCTCACTTTCCGTCAGTTGCTTACATTCCGTCAGCAACTGCCTACAATTTGTAGGCAGTTTAGTCCTCCCAATCAAGCATCTGTCCGCACTCACCGCAATATCTGTTTCTCCGCCCATCTTCGTTGTACAAATACTGTGCGCTTGCGCAATACGGACACGCCGCAGAGTTTCCCGTCCAAAACGGATGCACGGTTTTCTTGATTCTTTTTTCCAGCGCCAATTTTGCAAGCCGCATTGCTTCAAACACTTCCTGCTTTCCGCTCTCCCCGTAAAACTTTTCTTTGCTTTCCGGGTCCAAGATTTCCGCTGCCCGCTCAATCGTCATGGTTCTCGTCCTCCCGTTTTTTCTGTCTGCCCACTGCATCAAGCATCATCCCAGCCCTGATCTCGTCCAGCGCCGCGGCAAACACATCATCAAACACAATCGGCAGCACCGCCATGCGCAGGTACATCCCGCATTTCAGTACATAGTACGGGTTTCCGTTGTGCATCGTCCGCCTGTACCACATCATGTACTGCCCGTTTTTCAGCTTGTCCATGATCGGCTCCAACTGCTTTGTGTTGATTCCGGCAATCCTGCCGCGTTCATCCCGCAGCACAAGCAGGTGCATCCCGGCATAGGTAAACCCAATCGGTGCTCTCTTGCACGGGATTTTCTCGCCGCTCACATCGTCCATGCTGATGCCCGTCACCTCGTACAAGCCGTTGATAACATCCAGCCCTTCCACCTCGCAGCTGATTTCTTCCAGCTGCTTGTCTGTCCAGCCGAACACCGCTGCCGCTTCGTTCTCGTCGTTCAGCGCAGGAAAGTTCCGCGGTATCTCCACCATCGTGATCCCGTCGCTGATGTACTGCGTGTAGCCCTTCCGATACAGCTTCATGCACATATTCTCTTTGCATAGCTTACCCATTTTCTGCATATTCATAAGTCGTTACCTCCCCGTGCTTTCAAATCCTTGAACCACCACTCCGCCCACATCCACGCCGTAAAGTTCCCTTAACCGCATTGCGATTGAATGTGACCGCATCGTATTCTCATCATAGTGTGCCCGGCTTTTATTTGTTGTGTTGTAGATATAGCACATAACGCGGTAACACACATCGGCATTGCTTGGGTTTCCGATTATATGTCGCTTCGCATAGGCGAACACATCCTCGGCCCATCTCCTGTTGCCACAGCAGGTCGCGGCCATTATGATTTTTATTGCCCTCTTTCTCGTCATGGCTTTCGCCCCTCTGTCCCGGTAATACGGCCTTGCCCACGCAATGTACCGTTTTCCCCTCATGCTCACGGCCTTTTACTCCTTCCCGCAGCGCCCCATGCGCACATTTTTATCGTCCCAGTATTCCGTTTCCGCGATCTTACGCGGGTCCGTTCCAAACGCTTCTTTCAGCCCGGCGCTCTGTTCTGTCAAACTCAATTACCCACACATCCGGGTTCGCGTTCCAGCCCAGCGTTTTTACGCTGGCCGCAGGCAGCGTGCTGTCCCACAGCTCGCAAAACGGGATCATGTAGCGTTCGCGCTCGTAGGCATCACGGTTTGTGCATGGTTTTTCCTTGCATCCGTCTCGTGCCCATGCACAGGTGCAGCCGTCTGGTCGGTTTCGCGGCTTTATGCCCTCTTTGCGGAAGTCTGCAATCTCCATGTCCCGCAGTTGCCTGCGTTCCACGCTTTTCACTTGCAGAAAAACTCTCGCAATGTCTTTTCCCATGTGGATTGATGGATGCCAGCGATCGTCGCCGTCCATATACGGGCAGGCCCCGTCCGGCCAATCTGCCCGGTAGTGTGTCCCAAAATTGTTGATGCACCACGTCTCCCGCACCCACAAAATATCTCCCACCGTAAAAGGCGGCTTTCCGCTCTTGGCGATCCGCCGGGTGCATGTTTTTTCACCGGCCAGGATTGACCGCACCATTTCTGTGTTGAACAAAATCGGCTTTAGTGCGCTTTTGCTGTTCGGTTCCATGCTGCCCGCCTTTCAGTTGTCCGTGCGGTTCAGGCAGATTTTACCCGCGCACACCGCCCGATCGTCCCAGTATTCCGTTGCCGCGATCTTTCGCGGGTCCGTGCCAAACGCTTCTTTCAGCTCCGCCGCGTTCTCGTTCACATAGTCAAATTCCAGCCCCACGGCCTTGCAGGCGGCCACAGCGTCCGCCAACTCCTTGCCCTCGCGGCAGGTCCACAAAATCAGCACCGCGCCGTTGGCCCTCTCGTTCTTCGCCCGGTTGATGTTCGGCGCAATCGGCATCCCTACCGCCGGGTATGCTTCCGTAAACAAAACCCCATCAAAATCAATCGCAATAATCTTTTTCATTGCTGTTTCCCTTCTGCACTATCCAATTCGGCCCTCTGTCCAGCATCGGGCTTCCGTCCGCTCTTGCTGTTAATGTCCTTGCCACCGTTTCTGCCCCATTCGCATAGGCCGCTGCTGGTGGCTGGTCCGTTTTCATAGTCGGTGCTACTTCTCCCGCCCCTATATTGCCAGCTTTTGCGCCTTGCTTATAAATAAATCCGCATACTTTCGGTGCAAACACTGTCTGATCTTGATGCGTCGCCAGCGTGGCGGATAAATCATTCTGCACCAGCGGCCCCTTGCCGCCGCCCTCGCATCCTGACCGTATCTTCATGGTGTAGGCGGGGTCATACCCCCCCCCAGCGGATTTTGCCGCCACCATTCTTTCATGCCAGCAATAGCCGTCACCAGCAATTCCGGCAACTGTTTGCCCCGCCGGGATGCGCGGCTCAAAATTCCATCCATGGCCCTTACGCTCAAAAAGTATCTGGTCGGCGGATCGTCCGCCAGTATCGCAGCAAGCGTATACTCTGCGTCTGCGTTGGGGCACTCCCCAGTATTGCGCGTTGACAAGTCGGTAGGCCACAGCTCCGTACCCTGCAAAGCCCCCCCACTTTCCGCGCTGTCGAACAAACTGATCTGTCCCGGTAAGTCGCAGCAATTCGTTGAGTACGGTTTCAAAGTCTTTCCCTCCGTTCGATGATAAAGCCCCCGGCACATTCTCCCAGATCACGAACCGCGGGTATTTCCAGCCGGTCGCTTCCAGCATTTCTAAAATAATGCGTATTGCTTCCCGGAACAGCCCGGATCGGTTTCCGTCCAGCCCGGCCCGCTTGCCCGCTATGCTCAAATCCTGGCACGGGCTGCCGAATGTGATAATGTCCACCGGCTCGATGTTCCCGCCACAAATGTCGGTAACACTCCCCAGGTGCTTCATGCCCGGCAGGTGCGTTTTCGTCACGGCAATAGGGTACGGTTCCACCTCGCTTGCCCAAACAGGCCGTGCGCCGCACATAGCCGCGCACATCGGCATCGTGCCGGACCCGTCAAACATGCTGCCCAGCTTCACATTTGCCGCGCCCTTTCCCGTGTCAATGGCAACCCGCGCCACGGCACGCTGCACAAAAAACAGCGCGTTCGGCAGCGCCATGCCGTTGCCCCACATCTTGTACTCGGCGCTGTCGGTATGTAACCCGTTGTGCCACGCCGCCAGCCTGGCCGTGTTTGTAAGGATTGCTTTCTGCGGTTTCTTCCCCTTGATCGCGCAGTCTGTTGTGTACACCTGCCGCCAGAACGCCGCAGTTTCCTCCGGCATATCCGGCGGCAGCTGTTCGATCTCGCCCCATCCATCCGGGAAACCTTGCAGCCGCCCGCACTCCATCGGCATCAGGCGGCGTACAATGTAGCGCGGTGGTGTGCCCTGCACAGCAAATTCGTTCGCTCTGGATTCTCCTATGTCAAACGTATTCAGGGTGTTGGAAGTGTCCAGCTGCCTGTATGTCGGTTCGTCTCCCTTAAAATGTGGGCGTCTCGTTTTTCCGAATGTATACGCCACCCCGTGCCTGTCCACCGTGTTCAAGGTAAAGCTCACATCCTCTCCTACGCCCGTTCCGTTCATGCCTGCATCCCTGTCAATAATGTTCCCTTGCAGGGCCACAGCTTCGCTTTTGTGCGCTATGATCGTTCTGTCATGGTCTGTTGTCAGCGTCGTTGCCGTGTTCATCTGGCTTTCTGCGCCCCCCTGCGTGCTGGCCCTGCACAAAACATCCACTACCATCGGCGTGTTGCCCCCCCCGGTGCCGTATCTCGCAACCACAGTTCCGGCCACCTTCACCGGCCCCACGACCCGTGAATCCGCCGGGTGTGTGTCAAATACCCACGCCATCGTCCGCCTCTCCTTCGTCCAGCAGCAGCACTTTTCTGTACCGTTCCTTAAATTCTTCCAAATCCTTTGCCTGGTTCGCCATCGCCCACACAAGGCGCTCGTAGTTGCCATTCCGCGCCGCATACGCATCTGCCGCCTGCTTCCATCCTGCGTCCCGCCCGCAGCACCATGCCGCGCATACGCCCAGCACCGATACCGCGATCACCGTTGCCGTAACCATCCTCAACATTGCCCCTTTCAAAATTTATCTGTCTTGTGCCGGGTGCAGGGTCCGGCCCTGCTCTCTGCGCCCGCATCTGCAAGCGCCACCCGCCCTATAACAAAGCAGGGCAGCGGCTCTTCTTCCAACACCGCCGCCCCGCTCTGAGTATTTCTGCGCTCCTGTTGTTAGCACGCAACAGGCAATATTCACGGTTTCCGCCGGGCCTTTCCGCCCTCTAACGGTCTCCATCGTTCATCTTGCAGTTTCAGGCTGTTCACTTCACACGGCGGAAATAGCTTGCGCGGCAGCTGCCGCTTCGCTTCTGCGTCCGTTTCGCGCCAAGCCTTTTCATCCGGGTTCGGCTCGTAGTTCCTGCACCCGGCGTCCAGTCCGTTACAGGCGCGGCAGTCCGCCCGCGTGATGGTATAAACAAACCTGCATTGCTGCATATAGTCCTCCTAAGTGTGGTCGCTTCTACTGCCTTTCTTAAAACGCCGTGCGCATTTTAAGTACAGCACCCCGCCGGGCGGCTCTGTCACCACCCGCGCCGGGCCGTACTGCCGCAGCCCGCGCAGTTTTTCAGGCCTATCCGGCGGCGCCCACGGTTCGCGCTTCCAGTTCCAGCACCCGGCATAGCCGATCACCCGGCGCAGGTTTCTGTACACTTCCTTCGCCTGCTCGCCCACGATTTCAAGCTCTGCCCGTAACTCTGCCCGCATCTGTGCCAGATCCCAGGCGTCCGTTTCCTGCTGCTGCACATCCTCCGGGGCCACGATCTCCGTTGCCTGTATATCCAGCACACCGATCACCCGCACTTCTCCCACTCGATCTTCCGTACCTCTCCCGGCTTCATGTCCTGTATGGCCGCGTACATTTCCCGCACCTGCATTTTGGCGATCTCCAGCGTGATCCGCCGCGCTGCCGCTGCCAAGTCCATCCCATAACTCCACAAAAGCAACGCGCACAGCCCATACGCCAGCGCCGCCAGCATCCCCAGCACAAAGCCGCCCACCGTTGTGCGCTCGGCGCTCTGCGCGATCTGGCAAACCGTCACAACCACCATCCATGTACCGCCCATGTTGCACACAGCGCTCACGCCCTGCATAAACATCCGCTTTTTCCGCAGCTTTTCCATCATCCAACCCGCCTTTCTTCGATCCACTTCTGTAAAAACGCTGTGTAAACCGTGTAGCAGTCGTTCTTTGTCAGCCCTTCCACGCGGTCGATCACTTCACCAAACGGATACACCCCGCCAAAAATTCCCGCTTTCAGCTTGTCCACGCTCATGCGGTATCCCTCGCACCGCAAAATCTCGCAGGCATCCGCCAGCGGCATGGTAGGGGTTCTCACATCCTCGATCCGCATACTGCGCACCGCCTTTCTTTTTTCTCTCTGGCGCCGCGTGCTGGTATCGAACCAGCCGTGCATGGCAAATGCCCAAGCTCTGCACGCCGACCTCGGCGCGGCTCATGTAAACCCCGGCGTGGAGCAGGCTGCCGGGGCGGGGTTCCGGCTCTGTCCGTTTCACATCGCCCTTGCCCCTGCACTTCACCCGTGCCAGGTGCCGTAAAACTTACCCGCATACGGCCACGGAATAGCCCGGCCCTTTTCTTCCGGGCCAGCCCCGCCGGTCCTCATGCGGGCACAGCGGCGGCATAATAGTGCCGGTCTTTCCCGGCTGTCAGCTGTCTTGGGGGACTATGATAGAGAATAGGAAACTGCGGGGCCGCGGCTCATGCGCCGCGATGCAGCGCCCCGCCCATATTCCGGCGGTCTCCCGCCGGGGATCAGTTCTCTAAAATGTCGTCCACAGAAATTTGCCCTGGCAGTACATCTTCTTCCATCCACCAACGGAACACATCTTGTCCTGTACCGCCCATCATCCAGTTTCCGTCCATCTTCCCGCGTTTTCTCCGCTCGTCAAGCATCCTGTCAAATGCTTGTATGTAGAGCTTTTCGTAGGCGGGCCAGCGTCGGAACTCATCATATCGTTTACTTTTCCTTGCAAGCAGGCATCCGATACAGCCCACCCGCGACACGCCGCATTCATACAGCGGATTGACAGGCACCTTTGCATCCTGCAAAAAGCTCCACACCTGCTTATCCGGCCAGTCTACAATGGGGTTTACTACACGCTTTGCCGCAATCTTGCAGCTTTCAAAGACTTCACTTGGTTTCTGATTTTCTCCTTTCAGGATTAGCCGCTTGTCTTTGTTCCGGGTGAACGCTTCAAAAACACCTCTGTCGCGCTTTCTTCGGCTGCTTTCCGCCCACCGCACGCCCGTCGTGATGAACCGCCCGTTTCCGCCCTGTTCTTTCAGCACAGAACAGCAGTATCGCATCAACCGTGTAGGCGGCATCAGTTTTTGCGGGATCAAACTCCTCATGCTTGTGCGTTTTCCCTTGTAGGCTGGGTAGTTGATGGTGCATTTCACGCCCAGGTTTTCAAGCCGTGCGAACTCCTGCCGCACGAACCGCACCGTCTCCGGCGCGTCTGCCGTTGTGTGGTTGTGCTGCACTTCAAACGGAATGCCCCCTCTAAGTGCCAGCTCCACGCATACGCTGCTGTCCTTGCCGCCACTTGTCGTTACTACAAGCGGCGTGCCGTAATATTTCAGCGCCATGTCACTGGCTGCTTTCAGCCGCCCAATGGCAACCTTCTCCGGGTCTCCGCTTGTCGGCAATGTCACAATGCCCCAATCCTCGCTCATTCCGGCTTCACTCTCCCCGGTAGTGCAATCGTTACGCCCTCGCTATAAATTTCTTCATCGTCTTGTTCCAGCACCAGCCGGATCACGCCCAGCAAGTCAGCTTTCGCCCGCTCTCGGCCCACCTGTTTTTCCATCACGCTCACAACGCTGCGTGCCACAATGGCCGCTGCCATCATGGACCCGCGCACGCCACCCTGCGCCATCACGGCAAACCCTGTCGGCGGGTTCCCGTTCTTGTCCGTCTCCCACGTCACCTTGATAAAGTTCTCATTCATTGTCTCCGCCGTCCTTTCACTGCTGTGTCACAACGCCCCGCGCCCTGGCCTGCGTTTCGATTTCTTCATCCGGCGCATCCAAGGCAAGCTTCACGGTTTCCAGCAGGCATTTTCTCGCCTTTTCCTTGCCGCTTGTCTGGGCAATGGTTTCGCAGGCGTGGCGTGCCATAATGCAGGCCGCCGTCGCTTCCTCCATCGCGCTTGCCCTCATGTCGATCGTAATGTCCTCCGCCGTCCCGGTTTTCGTGTTGATCTTCCACGAAACCTTTACAAATCGCTCAATCATCGGCTTCACCATTTCTTCCGCACTCCCGGATGATCTCGTCAACCTTCATGATCGCACCGTTGTATTCGGCGCTCCTGCGTTCCTCCTGCACATCTGCCAATAACGTGCCTAACAGGTACGCAGCGGCCAGAACGTTCCGATGCTCGTCCTTTCCGCTTGCAACGGTGCAAATTCTGTCGTTGTCCTCCTGCCAGTACACAGCCACCCGGTGCCGCTTCGCCCGCTCCGCTTTCCGCTCGGCGTTCTTCTTCGCGGCGATCTCCCTGCGCAGTGCGGCCACCACCTCGGCAGCTTTGCCCTGGCCGTTTTCGTTATCGTACTGGGTTCCGTCCATCTGCTTCATGCCAGGCCAGAAATAGCTGTAAATTCTCCTGCCGTACAGCTTTCGGATGAACACCGGCTCGCCCGCTTTATGTCCGCTCAACTCGTCCAGCAGTTCCGACGCTACCTCTTTTGTCATGCTTTCGTGCTGGCTGTACATCATATCGTCCCTGTCCGGCTTTGCCGCATTGAACAGCGCCGCCAACAGAACGGCTTCTCCAATTCCTTTTACATTCAGTATCATGCCGCTATCCTTTCCAAGTATCTGCACCTCCGGGTTCTTGATTTTCAGTGCATCAAGCCCCAGCCAGTGCCAAGGCCCCAGGCCGCCGCCATCTGGCGGCAGGTCGTCGGGCAAATCGTCGCCGAACATTACCTTTTCCGGCAGCTCGCAGTCCCGCGCCATCTCGTGCCGCAGCGCCGTCAGCCACGCATCAAGCCCATCGTCGCGTTTCAGGCAGCCGGGCGGCTCTAAGCCTATCCTGTCTCCCGGGTGCAGTGCTTCGCCGTCCGGCCCTACATAGCGTACCGTTTCTTTCACGCCGCGCCGCCGTCCTTTTTCGGCTCGTCCTCGTGGGCCGCGCTCACCAGCGCCGCACCCTCGATCATATAGCCGATCTTCTCCTGCGCTTTCTCCGGCAGCTTGCGCAGCGTTTCCAGCATCTTCTTGGTGTCGTTCTCTTTCTCGCTCATTTTTAATTCACCTCTTTGTTTTCTCTCCGCCCCCGTGCTACAATAGCAGGGAAGGAGGTGTAAATTCATGTGGTCCTACAATTCCTCCGCCGGGCCGCTTTATATCGTTCCGCTTTCGGACGGCACATTCGGTATAAAGTTCGGCGGCACCGTCTGGGAATCCTGCACAACGCCCCAAGCGGAAGCCGATAATGTGTTCTGCCGCGTTACCGGCTGTCCCGAGATCGACGTCTTGCAGGAAGTTCCCGCCGATCTTTCCGGCTGGACCTACTCGCCTTTATAAAGGTCTGCGGCCCGGTGCAGGATGGTTTCGGCATCCTGCACGCTCACCCGGTTTTTCTTAAAAAGCCGGGTGATTATTTTTGCCATTTCATCGTTGGCGTCAGTCTTGTTCCGGGCTGTCTCGTAAATGCGCGGGTACGCTTCCATAAACGCTTCACTGTCCAGCAGTTCCCGCGCTATCCTCATAACAAGGCTGCGCTTCAACTCCGGCGTCTCTTTCAATTCCTGCGCCAGCTTTTCCACCGTCAGCACGGTTCTCACCACCTTTATACACGCGGCGCGTGTGTCGTACAGGTTTGTTAAGCGTTTGTTTGTGTTTGCTTAATCAACCCTATGCGCCCATTATAGTTTGTTAAACAATCATTGTCAAGCGTTTTTTCAAAATAAATGTTGATTTAACAAACTTAGCGTGCTATAATGGCGTCAGAAAAGGAGGTGAAAACGAAAATGCTTTGTGATCGTATAAAGGAAGTCCGCGAACATACTGGTCTTAGCGCCACGGATTTTGGTGCTAAAATTGGCATAAAAAAATCTTCCGTCAGTTTGCTTGAAAGTGGCAAGAACAATCCGTCCGAGCGCACCATCCTTGCTATCTGCCGTGAGTTCAACGTCAACGAAACATGGCTTCGCACCGGCGCAGGCTCCATGCTGGATGATTCTAAACCGTCCATCCTGGCTCGCCTGTCGGAAGAAAAACAGCTTACCCCTCGTGAGCAGGCCATCGTCTCCGCGTTTATCGACCTGCCGCCCCAGGACCGTGCCGCCATCATGCGTTACATGGATTCTCTTGTCGAGAAATTGTCGCAGGCTCCGCCCGATCCTCAAAAAAAAGACCCCGATACCGCATCTTCCTCCGGCGGGTAGACTGATCCGCCGGGCAGGTCGTAGGGGGCGGCGTCCTCGACGCCCCGCCCAACAGCAAAAAGGCCAGAACCGCCGCCGGTTCTGGCCTTTTCTATTGCATTTTCTGCTGTTTCGTGTTATTGTTGTCTTAACATAATAAGGTGCGTGCCGCTGTTCCGTTTCCTCCGGCCCGCACCCGCTTCACCATAGCAGGGGAAACCCTGCTATTTTTATTTAGGATGTGAAAAATTATGAATAAGTCCCTCGTTGCCCTGGCACTGGCCTGCGCCGTCTCCCTGTCCGCCTGCGGCTCTGCCGCATCTTCCGCCGCTCCCAGCGCAGCGGAAGCACCCACGGCCACCGCTGCCCCTGCCGCCACGGCAGAGCCTACGCCGGAACCCACCGCCGCACCGCCTGCATCGGCTGATGCTTTTGCATCGTTTGAATCCGGCCTGGATTCTCTCGGCATCACCTATGAGCGCGTCACCATGGCCGCGGAGTATATCGGTGCAAAGACCGGGTACAAATATAAAACAGATGGCTGCAATGTGGAGCTGTACCAGTTTGACCCGGATTCCGATGCTTACAAGCAGGCCGCTGCCGACAACGCCGTCACGATGGACGGCTTCGGCACGATCCCCGCTTATGTGCATGACGGCCTTGCCATGCTCTGCACCGATGGCGATCTGCCGCAATCCGTGCTGGATGTTTTCAACGCATTATAACTTATAAGTAATATTTTCTGTAAAGCTAAACGCTTTGACTTGCGTTTAACTTACGTTTAACTTGCGTTTAGCTTTAATCTAATTGCGTTTTTATCATTGCTATGCTGTTTTTAATTTGCTTCTAACTTGCGTCTATCTTTTTATTGTCTAAATATTGTCTTTCAAAGTCAGGTGGTGCGCCCATGCTCTGCATAAAATGTAAACAGGAGATCCCGGATATTTCCGTCTACTGTATGTTCTGCGGCAAAAAGCAGGTATCTACTGCGGCAGCCCCTGTCAAAAAGACACGCAACCCCAACGGCACCGGCACAGTTTTCAAGCGTGGCCGCACATGGTCCGCCCGCGTCCGCGTCTACCGCCACGGTCAGTTTGTCATGGAGCGCACCAAGGGCGGCTTTGCCACCCGCGCCGACGCCATCAACTACCTGCCCCAGCTTCGCACGCAGGAGAACGGTGGCACAAAGTCCTATACTGTCTCGCAGGTGTTCGATCTCGTCCAGCAGTCCCGCAAATGGCAGGAGATTTCGCCGGACAAACGCAGCCACTACCTCACCGCCTACAAACGGTTGGAACCACTGTATGAGCGCGACGTATCCAGCCTGCACTATTCCGAGTTGCAAAACCTGCTGGACGGTATCGAGGGCGCGTTCTATCCCAAGCGTGATGCAAAGACGATCCTGCAAAAGATCGTTGACATGGCCGTGCTGGAAAAGGTCTGCCCGCCGGATTCCTCCAACATGATCCGCTGTCTGGAATTGCCCAGCAAACCGCCAACGGCCAAGGATGCCCGCACGCCGGAGGAAATGCACGCCATCTGGCAAGACTGGAATACCACCCACGATCCGATCACCGGCTATGCGCTGATCATGGCCTACACAGGTATGCGTACCGGGGAACTGTTCGCGCAGGACGTTTCCAAAGTTGACCCTGCCGGGCAGGTCATTGTCGGCGGCATCAAGACCGACGCAGGCAAGAACCGCGAAATTCCCATTGCGGATTGCATCGTTCCCGTTGTTCAGGCCGTCTTGCCAAAGGCCCGCTATGGCCTTGTTGCCTACGACGAGAACGACTATTACGCCAACTGGAAACTCATGTGTCAGCGCACCGGCATCCGCTCCCTGGGCAGTTATTGCCAGCGGCACACCTGCTACACCCGCCTGCATGAGCTTGTCCCCGCCGTTTCCGATGTGGTCATAAACTCCATCATGGGCCACTCCAATGCCAAGACCGCCAAACTTGCCGATTCCTACGGCCACATCGGCCTTGCCACCAAGCTCGATGCAGTCAACCGTCTCCAAATGACCTGACCGCTATTGTGTACACGCTGTGTACCAGTCATTTTTATTCAACGATATATCGGCATTTTCAACTCCATCTCATGCCCCTGCTAAGGGCGTAGGGTCCGAAAGGGCCGCGAGAGTTCAAATCTCTCTTACTCCGCCAACAAAAACCCGCGTATCTGTGTAAGATATGCGGGTTTTTGGTTTATCTAAACGCACCTCTGCCCCACCATTTACCTCAATAATACCCCTATCTAGGGTGTATCTGAAAAGTCGAAAATATCGTCTATTTCTACAAACACAGCCGGATTTTGCGTTAACAAGCCTTGGAATCCACAAAGGGGATGAGCAGCCCCGTTAAAACCGTTGCATTTGTTAGTTGTAGCTAACTTCTTTTTCAAAAAAATAGCCGGAGTGTTTCCACAAGTGTTTTGCGGGTATACTCCGGCTTTTATTATACGGTGCGGCACAAGGATGCAGTTCAGGATGCGCGGCGGCGGAACAGCACCGCCAGAGACCATACCAGCGTGGCCGCGCTGAACCACAGCCCGGTGCTGAACGCGTTGGCCGCCGCTGTGCGCAGCATGGCACCGGGCATGGGGATCTCCGGCATATGCCTGGCCGCCTGCCACACTGCCGCTGCTTGAACAGCAGCCTGCTCCGCCCCAACGGCGCAGCCAACGGTAGAAAGGATCATCGGCAGCAGCAGGCGCTTTTTATCCTTATGGCACCAGCCCAGCAGCAGGCCCGCGGAAATTATTCCCGTCCCCCACGGCAGAAGCCCCAGCAGGGTGCCCAGCCAGCTGTCGGGCTTCGTGCTGACAAATACCGCCGTTGGGCCATCTGCTCCGCCAATAATGCCAATGGTGCTGTTGGCCTGCGCTCCCCTTGCCTGCACCCGGTCTTTCAGCTGATTCCAAAATTGGCTCACGATCTTCCCTGCCTTTCATTTGTTGTTTGGCCGCTGCATGGTTCTTGTTTGGTTAGCTATACTATAGCATGTCACGCTGTTTTCGTCAATGAAACATTAAAATCGCAGCATCCCTCAATATTTCTGCCACGAAA